ATCAAAGATGATACTGATGCTGTCTATGTAGGTCTAGATGCTTCTGCTGATATAATGTCACTTGGCTTCAGTAATTCTTTCGCTTCTACAAATTTAAGCATAGATACAGTAGGTAAGGTCGGTATCGGGACTACTTCACCCGATGTTAGGCTTCAGGTTGAAGATAGTGCAGCGGGAAGCAATGTAGATGTTCTGCAATTAACCAATACGAGCAATAGCGCAAACTCAAGTGTAGGTATGGAGTTTTTCTCCGCAAACGCACAGTTCGCCTATATTAGAGGAATAAGAACATCCGACTCAAACGAAGGGATATTAACTTTAGGGGTTAGAAGCGGGGGTTCGGAAACTGATACCTTAAATTTAAAAGGCGGCAATGTCGGCATTGGGACTTCTGCCCCCGGTTCATACAAGCTGTATGTAAATGGGAATACTTGGGTGCAGGGTTCCCTTGAAACCTCTGGGCAACTTAAAGCGGGAACAAGTCTGGCGATTGGCTCGTCGGGTTCCGGGGGCTACACCCTGCCAGCTACAGACGGAACCAACGGCTACGTCCTCAAGACAAACGGAAGCGGAACGGTAACTTGGCAAGCTGACAGCAGCGGCGGCGGTGGTGGTAGCGGGGATATAACGAGTGTCATTGGTGGTACTGGAATCAGCGTATCTGGTGGAACCAGCGGCGATGCGACAGTTAATTTGGATACGGCTGGGGCTGATTCAATGGTGAATGCTCTTGTAGAGTTGACCACCCCGCATGAAGATGATTTTATAATAGTATCGGACGAGGGAACCAGCGGCGACCCGGTTAAAAAATGTAAGCTAAAGCATCTTGAGTTCGTCAACAATACAACTTACTCCAGTAGCGGATGTGGTTTCACTATTACCTACCGGGACTGGGATAACCAAACATTGGATACGGTGTCCATAACATTAAGTTGCGGCGGAGGGGGAAGCTAAATGGTAATTGTAAATTCTAGCAAAGATAAACTGATACCTCTTCGGGATTCACTACTAGCCGAGGTTGAGGCTAACGAAGATTGGGCGTTGCTCAATAGTGCAGGAGCCTTGCCCCCTAACTTGGAATACCATTCAATGCAGTTTGAGAAAACCAACGACAGCATAACGGTGGATGACGCGGAAGGGGTGGTTTCTGTTTACATCAAGCACAAGGTTATTGGTGGCGACATAGAGGTTGGGAAGGTTGTTAAGTTTGCGCTTGGCGATGAATTACCAGCAGACAAGACCCTTTGGGCTGAAGGGCAAGAGGATGATCTTTACGCGGATGCTTGGGAGGTGTCTGGATATGCCGAGCAACAGGAGTTAATCGCAAAAGTAGATCGTTTAATTAAAATCAAAGATGCCATCTCCTGATATAACATATGAATGGGTGCAGCGACGGCCAGCATTGGACTGCGAAGAAGATTGTGTTTGTCAATGGCTGTTCCACTTGCGGGCGACAAAAGGTGAGGCGGCTTCTTACGTTAGTGAGACTGTCCAGATAACCGGGGAACATAAGCCTATAGGCGACTATACTGCTGACGAAATAGAGAAGATGGCAGAGGCGTACCGCAGGATTAACAAGTGGGACGCTATGCTGGCTGCTGACATTGAGGAACAGCTAAACGCGCCACGAAGTGTGGACGGCTGGAACGAGGAGACTTTAAGTGTTGATACCTAAAATCATACATCAAGTTTGGGGTGGGCCTATGCTGCCGGGGATACAGGAGTGTCTGGATTCGGTGAAGAGGGTTATGCCTGACTACGATGTTAGGGTGTATGATGGTAAAGAGGTGGACAGGATCGCCCCAGATGGAATGACGCTGGTCGGAAAGACGGATGTTGTCCGCAACAAGAAGCTCTACGAGGAGGGCGGCTGGTGGGTGGACGCTGACTGTTACATGATGAAGCCACTCAACGGTGATTGCGCCTACAGCTACGGGCTACAGGAACAGCGAGACGGATGCTGGAATCAGGTTTGTGATTGGTTGTTCGGGTCGGAAGCTGGGAACCCAGATCAGAAGCGGTGTCTTGATTGGATTAACAGTAGCCAGCTTGTGAACACCTACGATGGTTACATGAGGCGACCAAGGAGGCATTGCCCAAGGTCGGGGTGGGGGATTGATACTGTTGGAGCAAAGGGGTTTCTCCCTTACAACGAATATGGCTCCAGATACTTTGCTAAAAACTATGGGAACAAGTGGCATCATTTTCCGGGCCGAAGCCCACAGAGAAGGAAGCCAACCAACCCAACGGCGGTACATTTGTTTTTAGGTAGCTGGGTTAAATCAGCAACGGGGGTGTTGAGCGAGGTAAGGGAGGTTGAAAGATGGAGGTAACAAATTTAGTACAACAACTAGGGGGTCAAGAGGCGGCTGAGTCGCTGGCCAAAGGGCTAATCGGGGAATACGGCTGGGTAGCCCTAGCTGCATTGGTGGCTATATTGGCAAAGGATGTGGTGATTAAATTCGCTCAATCAATACTGGTCTTCTTCGGCCACGGCTTTGAGAACGACGAGATCATCTATATCAGCGGCAGACAGGCCAGAATAATCCGTAAAGGCGTGACTTCAACCACCTTTTACATGAGCGACAGGCGAACCAAGATGGTTGTCCCGAATGAAAAATTGTCAGACTTAACGGTGGAAAAGATGCTGCCGCATAACGGTGGCGACCCTTATTTGTCCAAGGGAAGCGACCCTGACTTTGTGGGTTACGAGGAAGTGCCAATAGTGCCGCCGCCAATGAAGGTTCAGGTGGTAGACAAGAAGCCAGCACCAAGGAGAAAACGATGAGTTACCACAACTACGACCCAGATGCGATGTTTCCAAGGAAGGCGAAGCCCCCTCGGTTCTGGACAGGAGAGAGGATTGCTAGGTGGGCGATTATCATTGGGCTGTCTGCTTTTGCTGTATTCGTGGGGGCAGGGTGTGGTTCCGTTAGGAACATAAAGGAAGTGGATTTCGGGATTACGGGCTTGGAGATGGAGTTTTACCCAAGCCATCCCTCTCAAGAGGAGAAAAGTATATTTGATTTCAGCACGCTAACGAATAGAGTTCGGGCGGTTCCAGTAGACTGGGATGGCCCTGTGCTGATGCCAATGAGAAGGAAATAATATTATGGCTAATACATACAAATGCGTGAGGCTTGAGCCTCAATGTCACCACGCTGGCCACGCCGAAGGCGGCAAGGTTTGTAGTGTGGTAATCGGCCTTACCGCTGAAGATGGTGAGGGTAATTCTGCTTATATTGATGGCACATACCAGTACCCGGAGGGCAAGTGTGTGGCCGTATCCACGTTCAAGTCCAATGCCAACAAGATCGTGAGCCAGTTTGCGGCAGACAACGGCTGGGTGGCGAGTCTGGACAGCCAGATAGAATCCCAGAAGGTAAGACCTGTTTCGCCCGACGACTTCTCTCCTCCAGAGATCACGGTGGATACCACGGTAGAGCCAGCGGAGGGTAGCCCTGCTGCTCCGAAGCCAGAACCTGAGCCTGAACCTGAGCCTGAACCTGAGCCAGCGGATGACGGAGAGGAAGAGGGGGGCGGATAGCCCTTGTCTTGGAGGAAGCACAGGCCGAAACCCAAGAAACGGAGGCGAAACAAGGGTTGTCATAAACCACACTTTATTGATAGAGTAACCCCGCTTATGGCTGATCAGAATAAGGAGCAGATACAAACTGCTACCCAAATCCTAGTAAACGCAGCATCTCAGGCACGTTTGACTGCTGCTGAACACGACCAAGTGCGCCAAGCCACACAGATTGTGGCTACTGAACTTGGGTTGACGGGGCCGGGGGCTGCGCCTCCACCTGACATTGTTATGCCTGAACCCGCCGTGGAGGAAAAGCCAGAATAATGCTGAATGAGTTGGCTAGACGACATCAAGGTGGTTTTTGCTTCATCCGCTGGTATAGGAAACTGGTGGATGGAGATTGATATTATCCTGAAACTAGCCATAAGTGCAGCCACATTGTTCTACATAATCCTCAAATGCCGTCACTTATTGAAGCAAAAGTAAAACTATGAAACGTATCCTAATTATTGGGGCGTTGCTGCTGTTTGCGGCGAACGCCAACGCGGGTGGTCTTTTCAGCGCAGGCTGGAAGCCAGCCCCAAATCTAACCCTGTTTGGCCAGAAGGTAACTTGGGCCATTCCGAGCCTCTGCATAGGGGCCAAAGCTGGGGTTCTCCCTGATGCCGGGATCAACTCGGACGGGATGAACCTGAAGATTCCTTACCTTGCGGTAAGTATTCCGTTCCCCAGCCTTACCGTTTCAGTGGGCAAGGATAAGCCCAAGGTTGAGCTAAAGCTGGGTGCGGTGGATAAAACGGAACATAAACCAAAGGGGGGTGAATAAATGCTTAAATCAAAAACGACTTGGACTGCAATAACGGGCGCAATTGCTGGAATCGCCGGGTATTTTACCGGGGAACTGGAGCTAGGCGCTGCTGCTAATGTGGTAATCACAAGCTTGCTGGCCCTGTTCTTGAGGCACGGAATCAAGAAGGTCGAGAACGGAGGGTAATACCCCCAGATCGCTCTACAGGTATGTCTATTATTAGACTGATAGCAGGGCTTCTCAAGGCCGTCCCAGTTTTGGGGCGGCTTTTTTCGAGACTCGCTGATGAGAAGAAGGAGCAGAAAGCACAAAAGAGATATGAGGAAAAACTGGATTTTATTGACAATGCTGTTGATAAGTATCGTCGGGCCGGGGTGCGTGACGGGGATGAAGCTAAACAACGTGAAGGAACTGACGGAGCACCCGCAGTTCCCAAGCGCCGCTCACGCCGCACCAGAGTGGACGGAGGCAGCCCTAAGAAAAGTAGCAGAACTGGAGTATCACCTAGAAAGAAGGTGAAAACTTCAAAGCGGAAGCGCCGTAAGCCCAAGTCTTCCGGCTGAAGGGCTGTCTGAAATTTCTAGGTCTGAGGCCATTTCCCCTATAAGCGCATAGCTAAGGGAGTCAAAGCTATGCTTGTTGTCATCGTTAATCACATACTGCCCGGCACTTTTCCCCCTTCGAAGGAACCTAAGCATATCAATTGTCCTGAAGCAGTGGGCGCTAATGTGAAACCTGTTCTGCATTAACAGGTCCTTTATCAGCTTCACCCTCTGCCTTACAGAGCCTGAGAACTTTGGTGCCCCGATGAGGTTAATTTTACCACCACTGGATGCAGCAACAACCCTGTGGTCATAGGTATTACCGGCGGCTCGGTACCTGACCATTGATGACATGTCCGACCAATGTGTCCACCTTATTGGTTTTCCTACCTGTTCCTCCAGAATCTCAATCTTATCAAGCGCCTCCCCGGTGAAGTCCTCAAGGGAGACATCTGCATGAAGCACGACGAGTTCATCGAGGACTGCCCACCTTGTGCCGCTCATTGTTTGAACCTTTTCCATTATATGGAATGCGTGGTTTCTGTCTCCCAAGTCCCATCCTCCTATTAGTTCAGTACAGCTTTCGGAGGGCAAAATTACCTCCCATTCGCTTTCAACGGGTGATTCAGCATCACCGATGACGTGGGTTTCGTACTTAAAAACCTTGCCGAAATGGGAGTCTGTCGATGATGCGGTCCATTTTCCCAGCACATATCTGTCATAAAGCTCAGGGTCTGGCCTGAATGTGGCAATCAAATCCTTCCTGTCGTAGTCGGATAGGTACGGGTTGTCATGTATCATTGCCTCTATGATCTGGAATTGCTCAGCGTATTCAGGGTCGGGATGGTCTTCCTTGAATGGCTCATCGTACCAAAGCTTGTAAATCCAGCTACTCGTTCCCTCTTCCGCAGGGTTAGTGTCCCCGATCCACTGATGCCTGTGGTAATCCAGCCCGGGCAGTCGAAGCTGCCCCTTGCTGATCGAGAAAACGCAGCTATCTTTGAAGTTTGATAGCTCGGAAAAGAAGATCATACTGAATCTAGTGCCCTTTATCTTCTCCTCAATATCATGATCTACGTCCAAGGAATGCAGTTGTATCTCGGTTTCCCCGTCGTGCATATTCCTGATTTTCATGTAGTTCATCTTGGTCACACCGTCCACCTTTGGCCTTACGGTGACTTCAAACCCGTCCAGATTCTCCTCCCACTCAGGCACGATAAGGTCTGTTAGGTCTGACCAAACGCCTGATTTAGCGTTCCTAATGGTCTTCGTGAAGATTCCCACCCTTCCGCTTTTGGTTTCCCAGCAGTGCCGGACGAGCCTGTGCAATACTCCGATAGTCTTACTGGAGTATCTTGGGCCTGTCACCAGCAGGTAACGCTTATTGCAGTTGAATATCTCAAGCTGCTTTGGGCTGATTGAGGGGTACCAGCTCCCACTAGCATCTAGCGGCATACTTGTGGTATTTTAACCAGACAGGTGCGCTTATGGCAAACGAGATAAGTATAGATTTAAGCGACCCGGCTATGGCTGAAGCACTGGCTGACTGCAATCCGGGCGATACTCACACCATTACGATGGATGTCACTGTAACCGAAAAGGCGACCGAGCTCACTGGTGTGGTTGACCCAGTTAGCGTTGAGAAGTACGGTGCCGAGGAAGAGGAGGTATATGAGGAAGCCCCGCCAGCCCCAGTTGAAGGTGCCCCGCCAGCCCCAGTTGCTGCGGTAATGTGATGCCAAAGCATAAGCCTGAAATTACATACAACTCAGACGGCACGGTCAATGTGGTTCTGAAGTTCTATCGATTGAAGCCACACCGTGGAAGGGCCTTCAGAAGCGTTTCATACCACGATGCTGTTATGAAATCAGATGACATGAATGCCTATGTTAAGATATGGAGGAGGATGCCTAGGGAAAGAATTAGGAAGGTCATGGTACAATATGCAAAGAATCGAATGATTCAAAACAGCCCAGTGATAATATGATTGATTTAAATGTATTAAATAGACGCGGTGTCAACACGGACAAGCTTAAGTCTGCTTTTGGTCGCGGCGAAACCGTGATCCCTAAGAAAGCAAAGCCCCTCTTGGATGGGATTAGGGCCAGAATTGATGACGGCCTTCAATGGTGCATCAAGAACCATAAGATTTATCACGCCCTTGATCTGGCTTGGGACACCCCGTTCAAGCAGGTTAGCTCGACACTGGCCCACTCGCTGGTGACTAAGGACTTGGACAACGAGACGGTTCAGAATGCTGCCAGAGACTGGGGCCTGACAGGAATGCTGGACTCATTCACTGATGCAAAAGGAACGAAGCAGAGTCTAAACCTCCCGATATTTTTCAATGTATTCGTTCCGATAGTTAGGGCATATGTCACCATAAGGTGGGCTAGGATTTACAATGACAGGAGGCAATACCCGCTATTCAAGTACGAGATGGCGCAGAACACAACCACCAACAAGCTTCGCTCCGATATAATTACCGACAGGATACAGGCTATGGCCAATCAGTATGGCTATTCCGAAACCCTAAAGCAGGGAATTTTTCAAATGTTGCACTACGGCTCATGTTTCCAGTTTCCTCAGGAAGAGTGGCATTCTGAGAAACAGGTGGTCACCAACTCGGCTGGCGCTGAAGAAGAGAAGTATGTGAAGGAGGGGCTTAGGTACCACCTTCCGCATCCTTCGCGAGTTTTCTACGACCAAGCCCACAGGACAACGACGTTTAATAGCGATAGTGGCTGTAGCTTTGCTGGGTACTGGAGGATAATGAGGTATGGGGATATACGCAGAAATGATAAGTTCTGGAATGCCGACAAGATAAGGTATGGTAGGACCACAGACCTGCTTGCCGGAGCAAAAACCTATCTTGAATTGGTGTCGCCGTGTACGATGGAGTTCCCAAGGTCAGGGAATGCTTTTGGCATGCTTGACCGAGAGGAGGAGATAGACAGAGCTTACAATAAGGCAGATGATGACAAGGCTGTACTCATTACTGAATACTTTGAAAAGATTGTCCCAAGTGAGTATGGCCTTGGTGATTATGATCATCCTGTATGGTTTCGTTTTTGTTTGGCTAATGATGATACTGTCCTTTACGCTGCTCCATTACCTTACTGTCCAGTTGTATACTATGCTTACGACCCGCATGAAGGGCGCTCGATAAACGCCAGTCTTAGCTTGGAGGTTGTCCCGTTTCAGGACCAGATTGGGAACCTTTTATCCCAGTACTTGTTGTCAGTTAAGCAGAACTTGGCAAATATTACGTTTGTTGACACCGACCAAGTGTCTCAAACTGTAATTGAAAAGCTACAGAACTGGGGCGAAAAAATATTTCGAGGCTTGAATTTCATGCCGTTTAGCTCCAGACAGAACAAGTTTGCCCAGTCAGATGTACGGGAGGCGTTTAACTCGGTCAGGTTTTCCACACTCGACACGAACGGGATCGTTGGTGCGATGCGGCAGGTCATTGATATGCTTGAAAGGCTCCTCGTTATTTCGGCTCAGGAGATTGCACAGACGGCCAGCCACGAGCAGACGGCAGAGGAGGTTAGAACCATTTCGTCAACCACCACAACCCGCCTTGCCTTCACTGCCACAGGGGCAGATGATGCGATTAATGCGTGGAAAGAGCAGCTTTACAGGGGGCTTATGGCTTATGGCGAAGATGAGGTTTATGCGAATATTAACTCGCAATACACGGTTGACACGCTTCATGGGCTTGGGTTCTCGGTTACTGAGAAGGACGAGGATCGCTCTGGCTCTGTTAAGGTACGAGGACAGAAGAGCGCACTTAGCCTTGAAAATGTTGGCTCTTACAGGGATACTTTGGACCGTGTTTCTGATAACGCAATGGCTGCTGCGCTGACTCAGCTTTACACGATTGTGGCCCAAGACCCTGAAATCCGACAGAGCGTTGGCTTGGATCAAGTCCTTGGGGTTATTAACGAGATTGGCCAAATGCTTGGCTTGCCTAGAGACTTCAAGCTTCAGAAGATTAATGAAGCTGGTGGCCCAGACCAGCAGGCAGATCAGATGGCTGCCGTGGCTGAGGAGATCAAGGGGGCAATATTGCAAGAAGTTGGAGATGCCATTGAGCCTATAGCCAAGGGCACTCAGGAAAACGCGAATGCAATTGATCAGATAGTTCAACTGATGAAATCGGGGCCTGTTCCACCCCAAGAAACACAGTATGATAACACTGTCCCATCACCCGCCGGAATCCCAGCGGGTGCTGGAAATCCAGAATTGGCTCAGGTCTAAGGAGTGCGATAGCTTAAGGAAGCTTATCCTTGGGGAGATTGCGGCCCTGCAAGAGAAGTCGTCGCGACTTCTTATTATATCCATAGACGACCCCAAGAAACTTGCCGATGCCCAAGGTGTTGCAGAACAGGCCAATAAACTGGTAAAGTTTCTGGGTGTTTTTGATACAATTGCAAGAGGTGAGTACGATTTTATGAACGTGCAGTTAAACATTTCGGAGAAATTATTATGGCAGTAGCAGATGCAGTACAAAGAATGGTAGACATCCAGCGCCCCCCGGGCGTCAGGACGACGAGTATGGAGATAGGCAAGCCGGGTGACGCAGTGCCCCCGGGAGAAGTCGAGTCTCCTCCGGTAGAGCCCCCGGTTCAAGAGCCCCCTCAGATCGAGGAGGCCCCCCCGGCTGAGGAGGCTCCTGTTGAAGAGAAGTCCGAGGGCTCGGTTGATGACGCAACTGAAAGGCTAATGGAGCGTTTGGGCTACAGGGCCTCAAAGTCTGAGCCTGAGCCTGAGCCCGAGGAAGCCCCTGTTGAAGAGGAAGCCCCTGTTGAAGAGGAGCCGAAGGCAAAGAAGAAGCGAGGCCGCCCGCGTAAGGACCTTTCTGCTGACGAGATTAAGGACATAATCCGCGAGACAGCCCAGTCTGTGGCACCTCAGGTATCCGAGCCAGAGATTCCCGATATTCCGGCAACCAAGGACGAGGTCGAGGAGCTTAACCGGGAAGACCTAGAGGTTTTTTCCGAGCTTGAGGTAAAGAACCCCAAGTATTCTGGGATTAGGGATCGCTACAAAACCTACCTGAACTCACTTGCGTCCTATAAGGATGAGTGGCAGAAGGAGAATCCAAGCCAGAGGTTTGATCCGCAAGACCCGGAGCATGAAGAGTGGACTCAGGCCAACATGCCCGAGTTTGATGACAGGGATTTTGATGACGCCAGAATAGAAGCCAAGGCCAAGCGCCTGCTGAAGGACTCGGAGCGCAAATACATGAGCGAGCTTGAGTCTGTCAAATCGGAGGTTGCTGAGGCAAATATGAAGACAGAGCTTGAGCAGGGCGCGAACAACTCAATAGCTGAGGTGGTAAACTTTGTTGATGAGGGGTACCTTAAACTAGTTCAGGAAAAAGGTGGAGAGGCTTTTGAAGAGGCTGACCCGATTGCCCATCACGTCATAAACGAGACGCTTGCCTCAGGCGAGGAGGCGCTTTATGAGCTTGAGAAGCTTGCCCATCCCAGTAAAAAGTTCAAGATCAACATCAATAACGATGTTCACAAGGAGTTGATTGACTTTGCGGTTGGCAAGGAGAGGGAGATTTCTGCCCTCCCCCAAGGTGACCAGATGCACGAAGGCAAGCGGTTCGCTACAACAGAGCAATGGATGAAGATGCCGCCCTCAAGAAGGGAGAGCCACTGGAAGCTGGAGCCACAGCACATCAAGACGATGTATGTCAGCGACCTAGCGAAACAGGCAAAGGAGAAGATAAGTGCAGAAAAGGATCGCTTTAATAGGTATGTAAATAAAAGCTCCGGGAATAAAAAATCCCAGCCTAGATCAGCTCAACCTTTTCCTGTACAAAGCAGGGTTACAAAACCTCAACCACCGGCCACATCTGGAGAAGCTGTTTCGTCAACAGCTACATCTGAGCAAGGAAAGGTTAATCTCGATGGGCAAGAAAAACTGAAGAAGTATCTTTGGGGGTGATATACTGTCTCCCGTAACTCTTAACGGAGGAAAATATCATGGGAGCAGGATCACCTTATTCAAATAACGCAGCCCATCAAGGCCACGGCCCGGGCGGAACGCAAACCAAGTTATACCCGGCAAACGCCAATGCTAGGGACTCGCAAGGACTTCCAACTTCAGCCACGGCTGCTGTTTGGAACTCATACAACACTGAAGGGACAATAACTCGATCCAGTGTGGGCCTTGCGGCCCCAGCCGACTTGGACAACATATTCACGGACGGTACTAACTACCGTGACATGACTCACCTGTTAACGACTTCATTGGAGTTGGCAACATGTGGGGCTCGACAGTACGGATTGTACGATTGGCTGATTTCTAGCGCACAGAGCGTTGGAAATCTGGTAAACACCAAGAAGATTCAGGGTTCAGGCTTTGAGGTTGACCCGTTCATCCTCGCAGCACAGAAGGATTTCATTAAGGATTCCTACTGGGTTGTTAACGCAATCTATCAATCTGGCTACGAAGTGGCCCCTGCATCCGGCACAAACCTTACGGCTGCTGGTGCTACCGAGGAGCTGCTAACAGGAGTGGCTTCTGGTTCCAACATAATCAAGGTAAGTGTCCCGGCAACGGGCAACCAGCCGGTTGCGAACAACTACTTTGTTCCCGGTCAGCATCTATTCTTGTTTATAAAGGATGCCACTGGTGCTGCATACCGCCTTGAGTTTGAGGTCGTTCAGGCCAAGGGCGGCTCGGCTGCGATTCAAGGCGGCGCAGCAAATGATTACGTCGACATCGAGGTTACCTTCGTTGGTGGCTATGGTGCTGGAAAGTCTGTTTCGACAGGAACGGATGCTGGTGACTGGAACGCATCCTTCAGGGTTGGCAGTTCTGTTAGCGTCAACGCATTGTCATTCAAGCTGTCAAAGGCTGGCAGCGGTGTGGTTGTTGCTGGGTCGAACAACGTCAGTGATTTTGAGAAATGGTGCGAAAATCGCCCAGCTCTGAATACCCTGAAACATATTCCGTTCTGGTATCAAACCTCACGCTTCACGCTCACTGTAGACCAGTTCTACAAGGAGTGGTTGCAACGGATGATGTCACAAAACACGTTCTTCCAGAAGTTTGGTGACGTTCCTTTGGCTGAGCGCAACAAGCAGTTGGGGCTCATGTTCCAAAAGGAATGGGTGAACCAGTTCTTCTGGGGTCAACCGCTTTCGGGGCAGACTCTGGCTTTATACCAATCTGGGGACGTAACCGGGCTGGAGAAAATCAACAGCTACAACCCGTCTGGCATAACGGATGGTGACGCAAGCATTTCTTCCGGTATGGAGGGAAGCTTCATGAGCTACCGTGCCAGTGCAGTTGGCCTTTACCGGCAACTGAAGGACACGGGACGGGTTCTCGATTTGCAGGGTGCCAAGCTAAACCTTGAGAAGCACCTGTTTGACAAGCTGTTTGAAATTGTCCGGTCCCGCAAGGACCAAGGAAAAACAGCCGATAGTATTGATGTCTTTACCGACACAAGGACGGCCCGCCAAATCTGGCGTGGAATGATCGAATACTATAAGAAAGACGCCGATGGTGGCAGTGGCAACATAATGGGTTTGCAGTGGGATATGGCCCAGAAGAGCCTGTTTGGCGGGTTCTATTCTACCTCGTATGTCCTGCATCACCCGGTTGGAGTCACGATGAACATCATTACCAATGAGTTCTTCGATGACATGCTAACGGTGGCAGAGTTTGGTGACACCAAGGGTTACCTTGGTGTTCCGAACACGACGGACGGTCCATCTGGGAGCCCATACGACGGAAGCGGCTCTGGGACCGGGGCGACCGGCGATGCCGGTACGTCAGATGGTTCTGGCGGCAGGTTCCTGATGATCCTCGACTTGGGTGGCGGCATCTATCCGGGAATAGTTGCATCAAATCGTGTGGTTCACTCTACGGGTGATCTTAACGACCTTGCCAAGATTAACTCTGGTTACTCTTGCGTGATGGCAAACCCGACCAAGGAGGTTACGATGAACTCGCAAACGTGGACGGTAATTGTTGAGTGTCCGACCGATAACCTGATTATCGAGAACTTCAGCAACGAGATTCCGGCCCCCGGAATTAGCTAATCCTAGCCTGCTACTGGCGTATAGGAATAAAAATAGCGGGGCGGTTGTCATGACCGCCCCGTTTTCTGTTATACTGCGGGCTGCTATGGCGAAGCCGAAAACGCACTACTGGAAGAAGTCAGACCCTAGGAATCCCGTTCTACTGGAAAATGGGGGCTATCTTGAACTCGAAATAGTTGACCAAGCCACTGGGATTGTGATGGTTACGAACCCTGAGTTGCAGGAAAAACTGGTCGGGATGCTGGGTACCTACGGACTGGAGCAGATCGACAAGGAAACCTACGAGGACTTAAAAAAAAACAGGTTATCAACCTGCTTAAGGCCGCAGCAGAGGGAAGAGATAGGAGGGATAAGAGCCTCAACCGCACCAGAGAGGCGACCCCAGCCGGTCGACGCAGGTGTTGCAGCGGCTAACAACGAACGAAGCGCGGTCTTTTCAGAGGCAGAGAAGGCGCTTCCGCTTCCCGAGGATTACAAACCAAAGGCATCTAAACGCTCTAAACCGACATGACATTTGCAGAATTAGTAGGGGACCTGAGCGGGGACATCTGGCCGGAAGGCGTGCCAGAGAACCTGCTTGCCCCTATAAGAAAGAACTTTGCGGCAGCAGCCGTAAGCCTACAGCGATACATTCCCTGCTTTCAGGAGAGGAACATCAATCGCTACCCCCAGTGCTCGACTTACTACCAGAGGGGTATGACAGTATTCGATGCCCCGAAGGGGAGAATTGAAAGACTGTACACTGTCCAGAATGCAGACGAGGATTATCCTGCTGTCTTCAGACAGGCCCAGAAGCATGAAGTTGAGTGTCATTCGTTTGCGTATATTAAAAGTATATACCCACCTGCGAATGAAGGTATGGATGTTCTGCCTCTTGGGTTCAAGTACCCTGAGGAGGACAGTGATTTCAAGGTTTCGGTCGACGGAGTCACAGCGACAAAGCAGACAACCAAGCACCCCCGCGCAGTGACCGGGCTTTGGGCTGTTGAAAAGAACAAGATTTATGTTTCGCCTTGGCTGAATAGCTACGAGGTTGCTGTGGTTGAGTGGAGCGGGCTGAAGCAGAGCTATGGAGATGAAGACATCGTATATGATTCGACCGACTGGAAGAGGGCTGTTCGCCTGTACGTCCACAAGGAGTACGCACGGGATTTCGACAGTGATTACGAAAAGTACAAGTTCCTTACTGTTGAGTACAATGAGGCACTGGCTGACCTACTTTATGAATGCAAGAAGGAAAGCGAGGTTAAGCCCTTCCTATACTGCTCTGAAGCGTTCGATATTCTGACAGCCAGAAGGGACGCCCAGATTAAGGCGGGAACAACTGATGCTGTTGCAATCACTTCTGAGTATGTGTTTGCCCAGATCGGTGACTATGGCGCTTCTGCGGGTAGTGGTAATTACGACGGAACCAATGCTGGCAAGGTGGCAACACTAGTTAAAGGCTGGGGCCCTCAGTTTATCATTACAACCGGAGACAACAGTTATGACGCTAGTGGGGACGACACGACTGCTGGGCTGTATGATACGAATGTTGGACAGCACTACAGTGATTACATCTTTCCGTTCGGCACTGGCCAGTCCAGTACCTACACATCCACTGCAACAGAGAATAAGTTTTTCCCTGCTGTTGGTAATCACGACTATGTATCTGACAGCCTTTCAGCGTTTCAGGGTTACTTCACTCTTCCGGGCAACGAAAGGTACTACGATTTCCAGCGAGGAGGTATCCACTTCTTCTGCATCAACAGCGGTATCGCAACTGATGGAGATGTTGTTGAGCCTGATGCCTTGTCTGGTTCTGCCACCGAGCACAGGGCTGAGGAATCCATAATGGCCAACTGGTTGGAGGGTAAATTAGCATCATCAAATGCACACTGGAAGGTGGTTTATTTCCATCACCCCCCTCACTCGTCTGACGTTAACATGGGATCAGGTAAAGGCACGCCAGCAATGCGTTGGCCTTTTCATGATTGGGATGTTGATGTTGTTATCAGTGGCCACGGCCATCAGTACGAGAGGATAAAGGATGCCAATAACAGTGATTTTCCATATATTGTTAATGGCGCAGGAGGTGCCCCGTTAAGGGGATACCACAGCAACGGGCTGGAATCTGGGATTACAAGCGTGCTGAAGTATAACACCAAGCAAGGTGCTGTACGCGGAACCATCTCTGGTGACACATTAAAGTTTGAGTTTATAGATTATGACGGAACAGTTCAGGACACCTTGACACTAACCAAATCAGCTAATGCAACTTCAACTACATACTCATAATGAATTTCGACAATGTTAAGACAGCAGACTGTGTAAACAAGGCAGTAACTCCAGCAAACAAGACTGATGTAGTTAAGGACAAGGATTATGTTCCGCCAACGACAGATGACCCCAATTGTTCTGATTACGAATGGGCCGCTCTCAACCCGGACAAGTGTTCAAATGCTCCGTCGATAGCGCGTCTAATAATTGAGCCATCCCCCGACGCTCAGGTGGAAGAAGGTAAGGTTGCGAAGTTCGACGCAAGGTTAGAGTTTGAGTTTGCAGACGGCAAAATTAAGCACAAGAAGGTTACTGAGTTTGCTGACTGGTCTTCTTCAGATGAAGCATTGGCATCCCACACGAGTGATGGGAGGTTCAAAATAGGGCAGGTAACGGCAGACACAAGCGTTGATGTGTTCGCTTCCTATACACCCGAAGTCGATGGGGAGGTTCATCCAAAGTTAAATGCTTCTGCTCCCCTTGATATTAAGGACAACTGCCTTCGCGTTGGAATGGATATTGTTCTCGTTGTGGATCGCAGTGGTTCAATGCTTAGAAAGGATTCTGCCGGAGAGGAAAGGCTTTCTGCGGCCAAGTCTGCGGCCCTCGGATTGGTGGACGGTGCAAACCTTCCAGATATGGCTCAGGAAGGCACCACAACAACTGGCGACTACGACAGAATGGCTGTTCTTTCGTATGCAGGGAACAAAGATGAGGGGTCTAATGTAACGACTCATATTAAACTTTCGCCAACCGGAGATTCAATCAGGGCAGGTGTAAACGATATTCAGATCGCGGAGGAATGCGGAGGCCAAGGGGTTAACATTAGCACATGTGCTACTGGCATAGGGGGGGGCCTCTCTGATGCGTATGACCTTTTAAAAGCTGACGGAAAGCTCGGAAAGAGGAAGGTTATTATTGTCCTAACAGACGGGCATGAGAATGTTTGTGAGACTGGGAAGTATCCGAAAGTAATAGCTGACACAATAAAGAAAGATGTGGAGCAGGCGGTTAGTTCGATTACGGAGTCGAACGGGACTGCTACTGCAACCTATGCGGTTGCCGCTGGGTCGAACGGCTTTTCTGCTGGCGAAACAGTGCACATTACTGGGGCTACTGGGGCCAATGCGGCAAAATACAACGGCCCCCATTATATCCTTACTGTCCCAGACGCAACTACATTTACATTTGCCGTTGATTCAGAGACAGGGAATGCGGCTGGCACGCTGAAGGCAGCCCGAAACGCAGCCAACACAATGATCGTTGTTGTTGGGTTCCACACCACAGGCTCCAAGTCAATTCGCAGGTGTGACGGAACAGGCAGGACGGTTGACCAGTTCCTTGGAACTGACATTGCATCCTGCAATCTTTACTACACTGCGTCAAACAGGGCTGACTTGGTTAAGGTGTTCCAGAAAATTCACAACCTTATCTGCGCTGACAACCAAGGGGGCAGTCCGTGCCACTATGTTGCCCCGCCCACGGAAACCTCTGATAATCCGTGTCTTAATGACAGACATAACTATCACGGGCTTAAGAACTGGTCCCTAAGTAAGGGGAGGATTGACCTTATGGGCGCTGATATCTGGAGCTCGCTGTCTCCCGGGAATGGGCAATATGTAGGACTCATAGGAAATCGCGGAACCATTATAGGCTCCGACAAGATACAATCATTAAAAGGCACAAACTGCCAGAGGTTCAGGGCACCATTTGATGAGCAGTATGGAGGCATACAGACAAAAAAAACATATGTGCTTGAGTCTGGTAAGTACGAGCTCATTGTCAGTCTGGCTGGAAACAGGGAGGTGTCCTTCCCCAACCTCGGAAACCAACTATGCAGCACTGTTCGTGTTTCTGTCGGCGGAAGACAGGTCGGGAAACTCGACAGAGCGAATAACAGGTTTGCCAGTGCTCCCGATAGTATCGGGACGGTGGACTGGGGTTTCTTGGACGGTGATCCGAGACTTGTTACAAGGAAGCTTGAAGGTGCGGTCGCTGAAAAGATTATCACTGTTGATCCGATGAAGGATTTTGCCAACTACTTCCTTCAGTTTGAAGGTGACGGTGAAGATGTACACATCCGTGTTGAACAGTACCCGCTTGGGTGGAACCTCAACACATACGAACACACCGTGGATTCATCTGTATTTGATGGACACGGGTGTGGAAGCAGGGTTGTTAATCCGGTATCAGTCAGGGAGTACGGAGGGTTCTGGACCCACAAGGGGCACTTGGTTCCTAACGAGAAGTATGAGGAGCTGCGTTACCAGACGAGTGGTGCTGACGAGTTCATTGGCCCTGTGCCGTTTGGTATTCTTCTTGGCGAGGTAACGCTTAACGAGGTTCTGTCGGACGGGACAAGGCGGCAGATATTCTACGATAACTTTGACAACGAGAAGGTTTGCTCATAATGCTAAGCATAGAGGAAATAAGAAACAGGGAATACAAGCCCGGGCCAAACCCCGGGCCAGAGAGTTTTTGCACAATCATTGACTCCAAGGGCCTGTGGGAGGGAATGTTCAGCCTGTATTCTATACGCCTGTTTCACGACCAGCCGATTTATGTGGTGTGTGACAAGGAGACGAAGGATGTAATTGAGCGACTTGAGATAAAGGATGTTTACACCAAGCTGGCCGTTGACAAGAAGTCCAATGATAAAATTTTGCACGGCATATTCAAGGGCGGCTCTGATAAGTTTAACAAGGACTGGCACTTCTTCCACCCCATCGAGCTTATATTTAGAAAGCCCGATGTGGTTGATTTTGCAATGTCAAAGCACAACAACACGCTGTTTGTTGACGGAGACATATATTATGTAAAGCCAACTGATGTGGTGTATGATTCAGAAGTGGGCCTCTACCCACAGTGTGCCAACTACTTCCTGAACAGCAACGATATATGGCGTGAGAAAATGGAAGCCAAGTACGGCGTGCACACTGCAAGTATGGTTTACACAAACCGAAAAGATTTCACGGAGTGGTGGCGTGATACCACAATCAATGACAGTGTCTACTATGAGCAGGAGAACCTGTCCCGGGCAGACAGGGTGTACGACGTAAAGTTTTTCCCGGCTACAGAGCAGCTACAGAGCTACCATTTTCAGGGCTATGGAGACATGAGTCCGTTCATGGAGGTTCCTTGCGAGCAAGCCCTAGAGCACACTGGATGGAGGATCGACAACGGTCTGCATGTGCAGGCTGGAGAGGTTACCTCGTTTCATTTCCATTTGGACTTGGGCGGTGTACAGGCCAGAGGGCAGGAGGTGGACTACAAGGCTAAGATTCTTGGAAGAATGTTTCTTACTATGCTTGCCGAATCAGAGAATGAGAAGCATCGCGATTTGCTTCGGTTTTACAACGAACACATAAGGGTGCACATAAATCCTGAGTGTGAGTGGAAGGAGGCCGCAAATGCCTAGCAGGATTACACCGAAGGACTTTAAGCGGTTTCTCCCAGAAGAGCGTGACACTATTGCTCAAGGCATATTAAAGTATGTTCAGTTTGCGATACTGTTCTGGCGTTGGTACAGGGATGCCTATGACTCTAGCGGGAACCCGGTTAACTCCATTCTGGAATCGGCATGTGAGTCTGGCTGCTTTGGTTCAAAAGTAATAGAAGAGGGCGTCCCAGAAAAAGGAAACCCTGTTGAGGAAAATGAAGACGGAACCGGAGAACCCAGCGACGGGGGCAAAGAGAATACAGTTCCCACTGTTCCTGTGCCGGGACCTGATGTTCCTCCTCCCAACAATGGCAAGCCCGGCAGTTTGGGTGATTGCTGCAAAAAACACATTGGAAACTACAGTGATTTCTTCTTCTGGAAGGAGCCCAAGGGTGTCGATCTAAAGTGCAGCACAGGTCCCGGTGGCGGGGCTAGAAAGTTTATATCAATTAAAAACGGATTGCCGTGGGGGCCGAAGTTTGAGACAGGGCAGGACAAGAGCAGCAACTTCAATACCCTTGTTGGTTGGACAGATGTAACCCGGGCACCAAAGATGCACATCGATGTCCCAATCTCAGGCGGTGCAGGCGGCACTGGCTCGACTGAGACAGAAACGCTTCATCGATGGGACAGGGTGGTGATTCAGATTTGGGGGTGGACCCCGGAGCTTCGAGCACTGGAGAATGAATCTGACTTGGAAACCTACCCTCCTATTCAGGGCTCTGTCCTTTACAACAAGGATTCAAGCCGCGTTAACTTTTTTCTTCAGAACGCATATGGTACCAGCGGCGGCGACTTCGGGGCTGAGATAACTTTAGAAAACAGTAGGCCGGAGCATGACTCAGACTTTGGAGAACAGATGAGAAACTTTACGATTCACATCTGCCCTTGGCATAACAGAAATGGAAAAGGCCCGGGGACACCTGTTAAAGATATAGAAAAAAAAGACAGGTTCCCTCTGACGGTCAGAAAGGGAAACATATTAGCTGAGCAGCCGTACTTGGCACATATATGGGGGATAAGGATACTGCACCTGCACCAAGGGAATTACAAAACCGATGGAAACATACCTTGGCAGGTTAAGTCGCCCAACAATTCGGTTGATTGGATAAACTGCCTTCTTGATGACCGATGGCAAAATGAAGAGCCCTGTTATGTGCCGAGCACTATCTCGGAAATTAATTGGAGCAAGAAGCCTAGGTCGTATGCCCCGCTATGGGGTTATGCAGAGGGGTCGCGAGCTGGTATTTTTGATATTTACAAGGAACAGGATTTTAATGAAATGCCACTGACATATGAAAGTCATGTTAGTTTCGGAAAACGACAGCGCTAAAAACAAGGATACAATAAAATGCCATCACCAGTAACACCAAACGAAATTAAGGACACGCTTCCAAACGTGGACAGCAGTTTATGCGATAAGCTTAAGAAGGTAATAATTGATTTTCCCCGAAAGGTATATGCGTGGATGAGTTATATGTACAATGACGACGGCACCTTCTCGGAAGATTTCAAGCAGGAGATGTGCAGTATTAATTGCGACGACATAAACAAGGGCCCAAATAGGCCTGACGTAGATAACGGGGGCGGTGGCGGGACTCCGCAAGTGAAGATAAAAGGTGCCATTGCAACTCCAGCAACCAGATACGAAGGAGGCATAATGCTTATCTGGCCGAAGATGGACAACGCAGCATTCTACACCATATTAAGAACCCCAACCATCACAATTGATCACGACACACCGGGGTCCACTTATGCTGCCTCGGTGACAGCAGTCAAAGTTGAGGGGCTTCAGGAGGCACTGCCTTCGGGCAAGAAGGTTACGTTTGATAACGGCACGGTGTTAACAACAACAGGAAATGCAGCCATAGGAACCACAGCAATAGCCTGTACACTGACCGGGGTTTTGCCAGATGGGGAACCCGGCCACCTTTCGGCAACAGATGCTAAGATTATTACCAAGGATAAAGACCTTTGGACCAACCCAAACTGGAGACAAATTGATCCCGGCCAGATTGGCCTCAGGCGAAACTCTTTTTGTTTCATTGATGCACGCGGTATGGAGATATGGGACGGAACAGGCTACGAGACTCACGATGTCAATGGGAACCTCGCGAACGACCTGAAAGACGGACACAGGTATAATTACTTTATTTGTTACAAGTCAGCCTCTGGAAAATACTCAGCATACTCTGATCCGGTTGTAGGATTCTCGAAGTATGTTAGGGGGTTCTCTACGGAAACAGGCACAGAAGGACTTGCCTATTCCGGTGGTGATGATGCTTATTACGAGTATGATGTTAAATCTGATTTGACTTACCCGAACAGCGGCAAAAGCTACATGAGGGTTGTTCTCAGGGGCGGTGGTGGTGGCGGTGGTGCTGGTGGTGACTATGCGGAGCCGACAGGGGTAAGCTACTACGTTAAAGCTATTGCCTATGACGGACAGTTAAGCGATGAGTTTACTTTTACCTTGGGAGGGAGCCCAAACATAGAACACTTTCGGGAAGGCCAGAGGATCAAACTCAAGGACAACGGTAACACTAAGTTTAACGCTCATACTTTCATTATTAAAAGTGTAAGCAGCCCTCAATTTGTCTGCTACAAGATAGACGGTACTGAGAATCTGGCAGGTGAGTCTTCTCAGTCCAATGGTGGAACAATCCCCGGAACATCCGATGCGTCCCACGGGCAGGTTTACCGAGAGCTGGACAAGCAAAAGGTTAAAATTGCAGGAGGAGGCGGGGGCGCAGGCGGGCTGTTGATATGCGTGTTTGAAATTACGAATGCAATCACTGCGTTCAGGGTGCTTACAAAAGATTCCTCAAGTACGCCTAAGGTAGTAAATTACTCTGACCAAGGAACTGCCCCGCTCAAGCAGATACTTATAGAACTTGATTCAGAGGTGGATGCTGACCATACGATACCATTTAATGTCGGAGGGGTGGGCAGGGTCAGCCCAACCGTACACCCCACCGCAGGCGAGCCTTCGACAAACCCCGGGGCGCACACCACGGTGGCTCAGGCTGGCGACCCGACCTTTTACTTTGCCACTGTGGATAAGACGGGCTATTTAGCACCTTACTTCACAACACTTCAGGTGAAAACAGGAGGTAATTGGGTAGAGGTGGCTAGGGTGGCTGATGGGCAGGGCGGTGGCTACAGGAATGGCTTTACTGATCTTGAATCTCTTGGGGGTAAAGGCGGCTCTACTTACACCACCACCAATATTACTGGTTGTGCGATCAGGACGACTGCGCTGTCGAAGTTAGCCGGGGCAAAGGACGGAAAGTTTTTCAAGAAGGGAACTAATGGAACTAATGGCGTTACATCTTCGCACTATGGCCCAGAAGGTGGAGCATTCGTTGGATCAGGAGGGTATGTGTGGGATGGGTTCAAGCCTATTGGCCCTAACACAGTGCTGGCAGCAGGTATGGGCGGTGACACAGCCGGAATGGCTGGAACATCTTTTTACCTAGACGCCCCGGGCGGGGGTGGGTCAGCAAGCTCAGGCTCTTCTGTTCAAACCGACACAAGTAATTGTTTTGGCGGGCATGCTATGGCTGGTTGCGCTTGGGTTACGTTCTCGGACAATGCTTACGATTTGTACTAATGCACATCCCACCAAAAACTAAATTATATGAGATGCGTCCGTTGACAGGGCCGCTCGACCCGCAGTCATCTCCCGATGGTGTTGCTGCCGGGGCTCATAGGTGGGTGCAGAACTTTCGTGTCAACAAGGACGGCAATCTCCAGCGGTCTGAGGGCTTTAGGCGGTTTATGTACTCTGACTCGTCAAACAATAATGCCGACCTGCACAACCAGTTCCCGCTTAATGATGCAAGCACCCCCGCACAGATTGCAACTGGAACAGAGGAGGACATAACATTTCTGTTCGAAGCCAAGGCGGCAAGCGGTGACACTAGGCTTCTCGCTGGAGGTTCAAAGAGAACTTACGTTTACAACCAGAAGTCCAATAACTGGAGGATAATCAGGAACTCGTCTACAGCTACTGGCAGATGGAAGGCCGCCCAGCTTGGGGAGGATGTTGTTTTTGTTAATGAAAACGAGAAGCCCCATTACTGGAAGATGGATCAACCAGCAGAGAACTCCTCAACGGGGTCTGTTCGCGAGATAGAAAGCTTCTCGGAGATCGGCTTGAATCGCATTCGACATATACAGGAGTGGCGAGGGCTGATGTTTTACGGGAATGTCAACGAAGGCAACGAGTGGATGCCTGATAGGCTCATATGGTCTGACTTCAAGAAGCCGTTCAGCGTTGCGCCTGCTGAGGAGTCGCTCGCGGGGTACCAAGATTTGGGGCCGGGTGAGGACATTATAGGTATGGAGCCGCTTGGAAATGCTCTGCTTGTGTACACTTCCAAGGGGGTTTGGCAGTTTGAGGTTTCTGGCGGAACAGGCACGGATGTACTTTCTTTCAGGAAGAGGTACACCGATGAGGACAACGGGAACACAATCCCCGCCTATCCGAATACCATTATCAATGCGTCCGACAACCACTTCTATCTGGGGAGGGATGGGATTTATTATTACAACATTTACAGGGCAGCACCCGATCAGCCTGATTGGCTAAAGGATGCTTCTGCTGTAATTTTCGATGGAATCAATTCTTCAGAGTGTGAGGCTCCTGTTGCGGCATTCAATGCAAGGACGGATGAAGTGTGGATAAGCTGGCCCGGCTCCACTCTCACAAAGAACTCGAAGTCGATTATAATAAATGTAAGGCACAAGCATGTAACCTATTATGATGCCGGTTTCACCGCGCTGTCTAATTTTGTAAGCAAGGCATACACCAGCATAGGTGACTGGCTGACAACCAAGAACTATGTGTGCAGCCCTCTTTCTATAGCAAGGCACAGGGACAGCACAGAGGGGTCTGTGATTTGCTCTGGCACATTAGACCTTTTGGACACCATCCCATCCCCGGCGCTTACAAGCATATACTCCACGACAAGTATAACAGTAACTGACGAGGGTCAGGATGGTGATGACCTCATCACGGAGGACTGGGATGCTGCCAGCACATCGGATCACAGCTTGTACGGGAACCTCGGGATTCAAAAATTTGCAGATATTTGTACTCAGGGATGCAGGGAGGAGCCAAGGTTTGTAATGGCGTATGCCAAGGATAACTGCCTGAAGGAAGATGGCGGTGCTTATTACAGGGAGCGCTGCACAGACAAGACAGGGTGTGGTGTTTACACGAAGGACACAGGGTACAAAAGCATCCTTCGTTCCCCTGCTCTCAGGTTTAACAGTCCGAAGAACAACAAACTTCTTCGTGCCCTTACGGTTGAGTTTGAGCACGCACAAGCTGGCGGCAAACTGTCGTTGAGGGTGGGGAACGCAGCGCAATCAGTTGACCCGAACACCGTAGGCTCTAAGTGCGGCCTGCAATGGAGACAGCATGATGAGAAAGCCGTGGGGTGTGTGTCGGATATTAGAGACTTAAGCTTGCGTGCAGTTGAAGAATTAACTTGGCCTCTATATGAGCAGGGTAGAAATCTCTACTATGAGCTTAGCGTCTACGGAACAGTAGGCAAGTTTGAGGCCTCAGCCATAAGACTCTATGCCGAAACTAAAACGTCGTAGTGATGAGGATGGGGATCGGGTCGATGAGATTCTAAGTGCAGCTCGGACAAGAACCCTAACCCCGGATGAGCTAAAGGAGGTTATATGGATTCTAGCTCCAGCCACCGACTGGCCAGCCTTCTATCACGACAACCAGCAGTTCTACTTCGATAACATATCTGGTGAGTTGTATACAGTTAAGGATGACGGGACTCGTCTCTATGTTGGATTTATACCGGACACCCTTGCCAATATGCTTGGCGGGGGAGGCGGCAACAGGGGTGGTGGTAATTTTGCCAGATTAGCCCCAACTGCTAAAAAGCTAAACATACCGCTGCCACCGTTCCCGAAGATACCCGGAAACGTAAAGGCCAAGTTTCCAGAGCTAACAGAAAGCTGGGACAAATGGGAGGAGTCGGTTGAGCAGTGGGTTCAGTACGTCCAAAACCAATTGTCATAAATGCCTTACACTCCAGAAGAGTCCGAGTTGGTCAAATACCTAGACCCCCAAGGTATTGGAACTGACGAGCCGCTGACTGGCACTCGATTCAGGGAGCTCAAGCTCACGGGCTGGACAGACAGGGATGAGAGTGGGGTGACCCCGCCGCTTTGGAACATCGGTTATAAGTGGAACTTTTTTTGGCTTGGGAAGCACATACATTACCCTACCTTTGAGTTCCAACAGCATGTCGTTGGGTTTATCCCAAACATTATAAGTCTTTGGTATATCATGGCCCTGCTGACGTTTGCCCTTCGTCGCCCGCTTGATAAAGACCAGTGGGAGATAATCAATAGCTGGTGGAAACACTACAGTTCTTCGCTTGGAATAGGGGACGAGGTCTCTGACAGATGGTACTCATACTACGTCGGCCCCAAGTTTTATTCTCATGCCATATACTTTGACCCGTCTGCTGAATTGGACTCAGCCCCCACTATCCTGAGGCTGGGTGGCAACATGAAAGCCAATGAGCTAGGAGCTATGGGTGGCGGCACGATTGAGGTTGTGAAGCCCAGAGAAATTCCCCTTTTCCCGCAGTGGGATGATAAGATAATCAATCGTTTTCATAGGTCGGACGACCCGGAAATGCGTAGTTACACAAAAGCGCTGGATGATTGGTCTGCGTTGATGCACAACGCCATCAGCCGATTAGCCTAAGGGTGGGGCTGTGTGTTAAAATGCCGCCGCTATGGCTGTATATGACAGAAATACTAATTCAACAACACCGATTGTCTTTGCCGGGTCTTCAAACCCTAACATAGCCCACTGGTTCTCAACCGCGCCAGCTAGGGAGGCATTCTCAACCGCGCCAGCTAGGGAGAAGTGGAGTAAAAGGCGCACACAACCCACATTAAATCAGTTCGGGTCGCCTATGCTGCTAAACCAACTGGGAAATAATTTTCCCCTTGCTGGCTCACCTTCTTGGCAGCAGCAGGAGGGGACAAAGAATCCGTACCAAGTTCTTGAAACACCTCGGTCAACCGACCTCGCAGACAGGATAAGAAAAATCCTTGGTGCCTCCGACAAGCAGCAACAGAAGGCTGAGAAGGCGGTGGGTAAATATGAGAGCGCTTTGAATCGTGCCCCGGCTGGGGCGTTTGCAAAGCAGGAGAGCGATTACCTGTCCAGATTCTATGACTCACGGGCACAGCAAGAGCTTGAGGGAATGAGGGAGAGGCAGGCTGATGCCCTTCGGCAGGCGGGTGATCTGGCCCGTGGGAACCTAAGGCGCGATCTAAAGGCGTCTGGATTCAGGAGCGGGGCGGGGGGCTCAAGCAGGCTCGACCGTTTTGCACTAGACCGTAATATGGCCATAGAGGCTGACATTGCGAATCGCATGTCGGCGGCTGAGCGAGGGGATTATGACTACCTGAACAGGATGAGGGCGAGTGCCCTAGGGCAGCGTGGGAACATCTACGATAGGTTGGCATCAAGGGAGCTGTTGCCTATGCAGGCAAGAAACCAAATGCTCCAGAATCAGCTCGGATTTCTTGGCAATGTGGGGCAACAGGAGAGAGCCAACACTCTTTATCACCTAGCTGAAACTCCTGAATACACCCAGAACAAGGAGTATCAAGCAATGCTGGCACAGCAGGGGCTTCAACCTGTGAGGGTTCCGGGAACTAATTACGGTTATGACATGAATCAAACCGAGCCATTTGCAAGGTTTCCAAGGGCACCTTGGGTTGGTTATGGGGTTAACCCAGTGAACAACCTGTACGGCTATCAGTACAGTATGCCTCAATACAGCTACCCTAACGTAATACGACAAGTCTAATGCCTACAATATATGACAACTTAAGGCGCTCTGGTTACCAGAGGCCGTGGATGAAGAACTATAAGGACCCTTTGTCGGCTCCAAGATATGGTGAATCCACCGGCTTCATAGGGGGAGGCGGCACCTACCACGATTCTCCCGGCGGCAAGGGCTTCACAAATACAACGAAATACTTTTCTGATTACGCGCCGGGCACAGCCTATTCCTCGTTCGAGGAGGCGCTGGCCGTGGGCAAGGAAGCCAGAACAAGACAGGAGTTGGAGGATTACAAGAGGTATGCAATGGCACTGGGGATTCCCATCAGTGATGAGGGGTACGCCCAGTACAGTAAAGAGCGAGGGGCTGAGAGAGGCCTTGAGATGACCGCTGCCCAGAAGAACGCGGAGATAGCCCGGGATCAGGCCAACAGGAACAGGAAGTATATGTTCGATGTTCTTCAGGCTGACAGGGCCGCAAGACTGAAGGCGCGTGATCAGCAAATAGCCATCCAGAGAGAGAGAGGTAAACAGGACAGATGGTACGGGGGTGGCAGCGGCGGCGGTGGTGGCAGCGGTTACAGCCGTGCAAACAGGTCCACAACTCAAGCTGTTACGGCTGTTGGGTCAGGCGCATTTAATAACGCTACTGAGAAACAAGTCGTGGATTATCTCATAAGGGCTGGAGTAAATGAGCATCAACTAAATACAGGGATAGCCAACTGGAGAAACAAGCGTACATCCTTTCAAAGGGGCAACGAGAAGTATACAACTGGGTTTGAGTCCCCAGCTACACAGGGGAGGGAACTTGGCAAGCAGCAGGAGCAGGACATTAAAGACCTTGTTGAAAGGGGGAACCTCACCGGGTTGGCTGACTTGCCTGTTGATAATATACCGGAGGGCAGGCGTCCCCACATTGAGGCATACATTAAGGACCGCCGACAATCGACACTTAATAATCGCGAGAAGGCTAGGCAGATTAAGATTATGTGGGATCAAATGTTTGAAGACCACAAAGCAGAACAGGAGGAAAGAGAACCGGATAAGAAATTTAAACCCTCCCCAGCTATGCAGGAGCAGTACCGCGAATTCATTAATGAACACAAGGAATTCGTTCTTGGGGACTGGCAAAATCCGCACTTTACAACGAGGTTTAATGATGAATTTGTAGGGGAGGACTTCGAATCTGTTAACCCGTTCTCTAAGGTGGTCGAACCCGGTGACGAGCCGGTAACCTTGCCGCCTTTCGACTCGCCTAGGGCTGATTGGGAAGGTGAGCTTGAAGAGATTAGAGGTTACGAGAGGAAATATGGAAGTCAGTTAGGCCCTTTTTCTGATGAGAAGGCAATAGATTCATCCTCTCCGCATATGCCGGTTATTGCAGAGAAGTACCGCAAGTCTGGTATTCCGCGCAGGCTTTGGCCAGCCCAAGTGAAGGAGTTTGAGGCTCAAAGAGGGAGGGAATGGGGGCTTAGGCAGAGGGCGGCAAAAGGTGGTATGGATTATGAGTCGCCTGAATTTCAGGCAATGATAAAGGCAGAGGAGGAGCAGGCCGCACACGATCAATTCATGGCTGACTACTCTAGGAAGCTAAGAGCAACCCAAAGGGAAAGGGAGCTGGCAAAGCCTCCCCAGCCCCAAGGCGCTGACACTGACGATCCATTTAAGCTGGCACAGTATGAAGCCATACTTGCTCCACCTATGCAACGTGATCCAATTGAAGTCGGCCTTGAGAAAGAAGCATTGAGAATAGGGATGCAAGAGGACATAGCTGCTGGGGGTGGTGAGCTTCCTGAGTATAGAGGCTTTGATATGGTTGAGGAATGGGAGGATAGGATTCCTCCGGTCCCTGCCCCTGAAACGTCTGCCTACAGGCCAACGCCGGTACCACCAGATGAGCATATCCCCTACTACTTAGGGAGGAACACAGTCTTTGCTGACCCGACTGATCAGGGCCTAGTGCCCGCTTGGGGAGCACAGGTGGCTGGGCCTCACCTTGAGAATCCCAATTGGGAAGCCCTTAAAGCAGGCGTAGGCGGCCTTGCAGCCGCGCCGTTTGATTCAGTGAAGGGTCTATCTTATGGCGTGAACAAGGGGTTAATTAACCCGCTTTTATCCTTTGCTGAGACAGCGACAGGGGAGCCCTTTTCAGATTACCACCTCGCGACCGAGGGTATATTTCAGGATAGGGCAGCTCCAGTTATGAACCCGACCGCGTACACCAAGGACGGAAGGAAACCTAGGATAACCACAGAGCTCTTCATGAATAAACTTCTGCCAATAGCAGAGAGACAGGCAATGGCTGCTCGCCGCGCCGCAGGGAGGTCTGACACTGACGGTGTAACAGATGAGTCCATTGCTAATCTTCTTGAGCAGTTTGAGATTGTTGATATGGATAAGTTTTACGAAGCCCAAGGCCTTGGTGAGCCGCCGTATCATGTATGGCCCAAAGGATGATTTAATAAATGCCACAAGGTACATATCCTTCATTAAACTATGGCGGCCAACGCAGGAGACAGTCTGGCCCAAGGCCCCGTGTGTCAGGGGCATACATGCCCTTTACCAGCTATGAAGATTTTGACGCATACAGCAAGAAGCTATCTGAAGCACAACAAGCCTATAAGGATTACGAGGACTACTTAAAATCCATAGAGGATGAAAGGGAGCGCGAGAGGCAAAGGCGCAGGAAGATCATTGAGGACCCGGAGTACGCCAAGCTCTACTCTGAGAGGTACAGGGTAGGTCAGGAGAATCTAAAAGACACCCCGTCTAGGGTCGCAGCTCATCTGGAACAGGGCATTAAGTCCACCGGGGAATCTCTTTACAAGCAGTACACTGAAGCCTACGAGGCTTCAGCCTACCTGTTAGGAGCGGATTACGAACGCCTGAAAGAACTTAGGGAAGAGCGCAAGGCTGCTGAGCAGATGATGGAGGAGCAGAAGGCCGAGCGTCTCAAGGGTATACGCGGTGGGTCAGGTTCTGAGTTTGCATATGAAGCAGGTCAGGCGGCAGCACAAGAGGCCCCGTTCCTTGCTGCCTCAGCCGGAACAGGAAGAATTGTTTCTGGCACAGTAAAGAAGGGACTTGAGAAGAGCGCGGCAAAGAAGGCTGTTGCCGTAGAGGCTGCGCTTAAGGAGGCTCCAGTGAGTGCAGCAGGTAGGGCTTCAGCAATGGAAGCTCAAAGGGTTAGTGCTGCCGAGAGGATTGCCAAGCTTACAGAGAAGACAAACAGGCAGGCGTCTGTTGCCACAATGGGCGCGATACACGGTGACAGGAAGTTTTCATCATCAAGTGCTGCAAATTATGACATCATGTATCCTCAGGTGTATTCTGCGCTTGAGGCCCAGAATCGTGATGGGGAGTTCTCGCCAAAAGAACTGGCTAGAATGGCTGATGAGCAGACCCGTGAAATAGCAATTGCTCCCTCTCTTGCAGCAGGTGCTGCAACCACGGCGCTTGTTACAACATTTGGAGCCACTGGTGTTGAGTCACTGTTTGCAAACACTGCATCTAGGATAACCGCTAGGAACGCAATCTCAACCCTTGGTAAGGGATTTGGGTTTGAGTTCACAGAGGAAGGTGCTGATCAGTTTATAGAGCAGGTTATACAGAAGCACACACTAAGAGAGGACAGGCCTTGGGAAGATATAATAAGCGAAACGTGGCATGCCGCAACCATTGGCGGTGTTGTTGGCGTCAAGTACTCAGGCATTGGCTTGGTTGCTCGCGCACCCAAGGAGGTCGACCTGCGCTGGAGAGAGAGGCAGGGCAGGAAAGCACTGGAGAGGATTCAAAGTAGGGACTTCTTCATCAGCTACATCAAGGAGCAAAACCCTGAACTAAGCGATGAAGTCGTAAGGGAAAAGGCAAGGGAGCTGGCTGATGGGGTTGCTGACATCAAGGAGAGGGCGAGACTCAGGTCATCCGGTGCAACAGAAGAAGAGATTGAGGATCAGTCTGCAATAAATCAGTTAATTTCCGAAGACCAGCTTGACCAGCTTGAGAGCGAAGGTGTGGATGTTAGTGATGAGAGAACCAAGAACGTCGAGCTTAAGGTGTTTTATGACAGGGGTGTAACTGCTGCTCAAACGAATGAGAATGCAGAGGATATAATAGAGGAGATTGAGAGAGACTATGGAGCTGTTGCCGCCACTAAATTCGCAGAAGGGTTTAACCAAACTAAAGCCACGGACGAGCTATCAGAGCCTGAAGTTGGAGAGGAACAAGCGGAGCCTGAGACAGTACCGGCAGAGGAACCGACCGGGCCGGATATTGAGGCACCAGTTGATGTCGATGTTGAGGAAGAGAAGCCGGAGGTTCCGTTAGAAGGGGAAGAAAAACTTGAAGCTCTGGCCAAAGAATATTGGGAGGCGGGAGAAGCAGAGAGCTTTAAATCCGCCAGACCGATTATAAAGGAGTTCGATGAGCTGGCAGAGGAGCTGGGGTACGACCACATGGATCGCATCGTGGAAGAAGATAGCGTATTAGCTGAGATTTTTTACAAGCACGCCCCGGAACATCAGAAGCCAGCTCTAGAAGAGGCAGAGAAAGGGGCAGCACCAGCGCCCGAGCCTGCCCCTGAGCCTGTTGCGGAGCCTGAGCCTGCGCCCGAGCCCGCTCCTGAGCCAGAACCAACAGAAGCAGAAGCGGAGACTGCCGAAGCGCCGGGCACAGAACGAACAGACCTTACCGGGGTTAAGGAAGGCGACATTATTAATCTGTTTGACCCTAGAGGTCGCCCAGTGCCTCGCGAAGTTACGGCTATTAATGCGGATTCGACCACGGTGACAACAAAGGAACCCGGCAATCCAGATGATCCCGGCAGTTCCATATCAGATGAAGGTATATACAGCACAATATCTACTAAGTCAGAGGATTTCGAGATAGGTACAATTGAGGGCAGCCCTCCTGTTAGTTCCTTAACAGATGAAGAACTTCAACATGCACTTGGCAGGCAGCAGGAGATCATAGACTCCAAGAAAAAACACGGGCAGCCGTATGAGTGGGTTGCAAGAAACTACAATGCCATTAAATATGAGCAGAGGCGCAGGGCTGAAGAGCCCGAGACTGAAATAGGCATTGAGAGTCAGTTGTCCGAGTCCCCATCCGACGAAGCTTTCTTTGGCCCTCCCGATCTTCGACAGCCCGGCCAACCAACTCCACCGGCAGAAGAAAAGCCACTGCCTGTAAACATGATTCCTTACACGGAATCAAAGTACAATTCTAAGACACAGACGTTTGACAAGGTAAAGGGCGAGTCCGAGTATGTAAGCCTTAACGGTCGCTTCATAAAGCTGGTTGACGTAAACGGAATCAAGGTTCCGTTCTACCTGTCCACTGGCAGGGCAGGAAAGGAAAATGTACCAGAAGGTAAATGGTACCCCATCTTTGGTGTATCTACCGCAACGGGCTGGCTTAATAAGGGTACTCAGTCACAGATTCTGGATTATTATGGCAGCCCAGCTCTCCGGGATGCAGCTAAAAAGCTGGACGATGAAGTCGGAGACATAAGGGCAGCGGATGTCCCACGGCTGGCAAGCGGGATGACGAAGAGAAAGGGCAAGAAAGGATGGTCAGACCCTTCAACGCTTGAGGCTATAGAATTTATCAATAACGCCCTAGGGGTAACGGCCCTGAAAAGGGATGAGGCCCTGAAAAAGGATGATGATGGGGTTAAGGGAATAGACAAAAACATTAGGACAGTTCTGTCTGCCATCGAGGGTGAATCATCACCTACGGAAAGCAAGGGGCAGGTGGTTTTTAATGCACTCGCAGCGGCAGGTGACCTTATTAATCCAGAGCTGGTTGGGCGAGGCACACTTGAAGGTGAGGCTTTGTCGCTTGGCAGCATGCTTGAAGGCCGGGATGAGACGGAGCCCCCTCCCGGTTTCTCATATGACCGCAACTTCAACTTGGTTCCGCTTAAGCCGGGCGAGAAGAGGGAGCCAGTAAGAATTGAGGTCAAACGCGAGAACCTTAAGATACCACCAAACAACTTGCTCATTATCGGGTCGCATATCAAACGAACGACAGGCAGAGGAAGAGGGGGTGTTGAGTACCACAAGAGCATTGATGGTTTCCTTCCATCGGGTCACAAGGCAGAGGAAGTTCTACTTCCGTTCAGGTTTGCTGGGGAGAACAGGCCTATGGCCTTTATTAGGTACAACAAGGAGGGTGGAAAGATACAAGTTGGGTACTTTGTTAGGTCTGCCGGGCCTAGCCCATTTAGATTTAAGCCAACTCACACATTAAAAAACTCTGAGAGGTATGAGTACAGGACGCCCAACGGCACCCTGAAGGGGTTTAAGATTCCAACATCGCTGACAACGAGTAAGGCGATAGTAAACGAAAAGAACTGGGAGCGACTTCCAAGTAAGTACTCAGGGAAACTTGAGAGAGCAGAGGCAGCGGCAACACCTGACTCTCACCTCATACGCAGATTTATAGATCACATCTCCAGCCCGGTGCTTAAGCGCCAGCTAAACCTAATGTGGAACAACGGGTTGGACAGGTGGAAAAACCCACAAGGAAGCATAGACGAGGGCGTTATCCCGCCTATGCTCAGCTTGGAGGGGATTGCTGCAACAATACTTGTAGCCAACCAGTTTAAGAAGGGAACCGGGAGCAAGAGAGGGAAGTACGCGAGAACACTCATCTCGACAGGGAAGATGGAGGAGCTTGCCAACTCTTTTGAGAGCGCAATCAAAACCCTAAGGAACTCGGATTCGTACACAAAGACGGTTTTAAACGACAAGGGGACCCCAAAGAAAACAGTCAACGCCCTTCTCAGGAGGCACGACCTGCTACTGAGGGCAACCAAGGGGCTTTCCCCGGGGCAGACTCAGGAATTGATCAGCAAATGGGAAGAGGAGCAGGTCAAGTCCACGGCAGAGTTTGATGTTAAGCAGTTTCTTAACGCAATGGAGATGGTTGCAGCCATCAACAAGACACACAAGGCAAGGGAACTAACCCTGAATGACATCATATTTGTTGATAAGGGTCAGGCTGATGAGTACTTCACTGGAGCCGTATTCACGCCTGACCAAAGGGGCCAAAGCCGGGCGTACCAAGTAGCCATAGGCAAGGCACCGCCACGGGTAAAGAAGATAGAAGATGTTACTGCTGAAGTTGTCTCCGACAGGGAAGTAAAGACAACTACTGTAGATGAAGATGGAGCCCTTAAAGATGAGGGTTATGCCAGAGCTTACGGGATTGAGATAACCGACTCCAACAGGATTCCGCTTAGCGTCTTGGTCAAGGGGCTCAAGGAGCTGATGCCCGATATAGACTTCAGCACTCAGGAGCTCCCAGACGGCACTGGCCGGGGCACCGAGAAGACAGAGGTTGAGAGAATAAAGTTTGACGTAGACCCAACGCAAAAGAAAAAGACTGGAACATCATTTATGGATGTTACTGGTGGAAAAGGAGGGGCGAAGACTACAACCGCAAGAGCCAAGAGGGCCATCCCCGGTAGGGTAATCAAAAGAACACAGCTTAACCTTACACCCCTGAACCCTGAAGCACTTACAGAGGAAAAACTTCTCACGGTAAGGGCTGCAATTAAATTTATAAGCAAGAAGGCATCCAGAATTAAGGACTTCCAGCCGTCAGCACGATGGACGGCAGCCAATAAGAAAAAGCTGAAGCTTGAGAGGCTGAAGGCAAAGAAGGACTTCAACGATAAGCTGAAGAAATTTTGGAACGCCAGCGAGGATGAGCTTGCCGACCTTGCGAAGAAGGAGGAGACACAGTTCTTTAAGGACATAGCCCGGTGGCTGCTTCAGCCTAACTCCAAGAAGGGGACAACATGGGCGCAGTTCATTAAAAACAACAGCACGACAGATGCTGTTGGCGGCATAAAGAGGGGGCCTGACCTTACGAAAGCTGAAAAGGCTTACCTTAGCAGGGGCCTGACCATCAAGGAAACCAAGTTGCTGCAAGAGGAGGGAGGCTCTGAAGCTGATTGGGCAGGCATGCTTACGGCTGGCAAGATTCAGAGCTATGCAAGCGATCAATTAGCAGGCGTCCTGAAGGAAGGAGAGGAGAAACCGGAAGCAACACAAGGGTTCCTTCCGTTGACAACGCCAGACGCCGGGCCACCGGATATTGTAACAGAGGAAATTCACTTGGTGAAGGATCAGCTTAAGGACAGGGTTAAGAAGTTCAGGCTGGATGGCAGGCAGTTCTACATTATTGATACGACTGGCAAAGAGGACTTGGGCTTTTGGTATACGTTCAACGCAAAGGAGGCAACCAAGGAGGAGTTCGGCGGGTACGGCACAGGGGAAGACTGGGTTCAACTGCCGATGAGCGAGGTTAAGACAGAGCTGCAAGCAAAGAACAGGATTCTTGATCAGGTAAACAAGTCCAATGACAACCTCAGCGTTCTTGGAATGGCTGCGCTTATCGATTCATCCTTGGCCAGCAAGGCGCAGGAAATCCAGCAGGCAGTCCCGATTGAAAAATATGAGGCAGGGGAGGCCGAGTATGCGTACACGCGGTACTCGACTGCTGAGCATTTAACTCAGGAGCAGTTGGTCACTAGGGAGATAGAGCCTGAGCACCCAGATGACGCAGGGGTAATTAACAAAAAACTTAAGGCTGAGAGTGAGGCTGTAAGGCTTTCCAGAGAGAAGGCGTTCAAGGAGATGGCTAGGCTTACCCCTGTCGACAGAAGGAAGATGCTCAAACACACAGAGGCTGTGTCCTTTAAGTGGCAAGACAAGCCTCAGGAGAGGATTCCAATGCCGGAGCCAAGCCAGAAGGTGCACAGGCAAAAGGAGGATGATGCAGGGCCAAGGCGCATATATGAAATAAACAACGCTGGTCGGCTTGTTAATATTCCCAAGAGTAATTTATTCAACAACGCTTGGCGAAAGAGGAACGGACTTAAACTTGTTGAGTTCAGTGACGGGAAGTGGTGGCACGTTATTGGGGGGCCGGTGGTTCACACCAAGATGAGTGGGCCTAGGGTAACAACTGCTGCTTCTGAGGAGGTTCTCGACAGGATGGCTGCAACAGCCCCGGTTACCCACGGGGAGAGGATGAGGCAGACTAGACTGAATCAGCCGCCGCCAAGCAGTGTAGTTGACCCGGGCAGAGATTTCGAAGGGAACACATTTACCCTGACTGAAGAGGGAGGGAAGAAGGTTCAGTCTATCCTTAACACATATACCAATACCCGTGAGTTCCTTGAGGAGATGGCAGACCGAATTGCTGACTACGGCAAGGGAGAGTTGGCCCATCAGCTTACTAAATTTGCAGAGGCTGGTCGCCCGGGACAACCATCAATTCATTTTAAGGACCGTATCAAAAATCCTGCTGGCCGAGATGCCCTGAAGAGCTGGGCCAAGCGCGTGTCACCGGAAAAGTGGCAAGCAGTTGCTCATTACGCAGAGGAAATACTTCTTACGGCTAACACTGGTGGCAGGGCGAATAGGTTCAGGGTAAGGGTAGAACAGGCAGAGAGAATCGGCCCGGTGATCCCCACTGATCTTCCTTGGGCGCAAGGGAAGAAACAGCTTAAGGACTTAATCAGCCGAAAGGACAACGGCCTAACCGATGAGGCGAGGGAGAAGGCGCTTAGGATAATAAACGAGATTGATTCAGAGTTGCTGGACAATCTTTCCCTTAGGATAGGGGCAAGGTTGAACTCCAACGGGGACACAGAAGTGGATATCGTTGGTGAGTTCAACACTCTTGGCAATCTCATTACACTTGCTGGCGATGTCAGTGTCGATCCAGATGTTCTGCTTGAGGAGATAGCCCACTTCACAGCTAGGGTCCTGCCTGAAAAACTTAGGAACGAGGCCCGGGGGCTGCACAAGGCTGCGCTTGATGATGCGTTTAAGAAGAGCCAAGCCACCCCCGTAATGGCGAAGCATCCTCGTACTGAGGAAAAAATAATTCAAGTCCGCCGTTGGGCGGCCAAGCACGTCTTGGTTCGCAAGGTGCTTGAGAAAATCAGAAAGGGTGAGGACGGTCAGTTAACCAGTGACGAGTACAGGGCTGTCCTACCTAGAATCGGTGACCTTGTCTCAGGCACAGGGAAAATGTCTGATACCGTGTCCGTTGATGCCGAGATGCTGGAAGATATTGTGAGGGAAACATATCATCTTGCAAACCCGGATGAGTTTTATGCCAACGCAATGGTCACAAGGGTTGGTGACTCCACATTTGATCGTGCCCGTGGGTTCCTCAAGAACATTCTTCGCGCAATAACTAGAGTGTTCTCCGGCAAGAGTGAAAGCGAAAAGGTTGATGACTTTGTAAGGAGGGCGCTTAAAGCACTAGCCAATCCTGATAAGCGCAACAAGGATATGCGAGGCATGCTTATGCGCCGCAACATTCTTGCGAAGGGAATGCGTGTGTTAAGCAGGGCTGATCGACTAAGGGATGCTGTGCTTGCGCTGAACGAAAGGGCGCAGGCAGCCGATGATCTCGGCAATACAGAAACGGCTGCTCGCCGCAGGGATGAGGTGAAGAGGCTTGTGTCTCAGGCGTCAGCAATCACGAATATATTTGATAAGGTTATAAGGAGGATAGCCCCTGACTTGTCTCCCAATAGCAAGGTTTGGGGGATGGTCAACATGCGTGACATAGATTTTGTTAACGATCTCCTTGAGGTGTTTCCGTCAGAGAGCGAGTACAGAAAGGTACTTGAAAAGTTTGCCTCGGATGGAAGGCATGAGCTTGGTCAAGCCACTGCACTGTATGCAATGCACATGATACAGGAGATGGAGAGAGTTGCTAGGACACTGACCGAGAGGGCGGAAAAGAGATCAAAGGATGTAAGGGGCAAGAACTTCCTGAAGTCGCTGACAGAATTTGCAAAGAAAGTAGGAGACAGCGCAGTAACCGGCAAAACCAAGGCTGATCTTACATCTGAAATAAAAGATGTCATCAGTATAGCAGCTACCGAGTTTGCCGAAACCGGGGACATTCGCGGACTGCTTGGTGGTGAGTTTGTGAGGGTTGCAAGTGAGGATGCAATACAGGCAGCACAGGACAAGGCCGGGATGATAGCCGCGAATATGGAGCAGATAGCCACCATCCTCACTGAAACAGCAGATGGTAGGGAGCTCCTCAACAGGGACGATATCAGTGAGGAAGCAACTGAGGAGGAGAGCCTGTCAATAACGGGAGAGCAGCTTGAGACTATCGCGCATGACATTTATCAGATTGTGGATTCTGTTCTGGCGGCAAATCAAACCCCGATAGATATGATGCCTGACGATGAGCAGATTGCTTGGAGGGTTGCTGCTGGATTGTTTGCAGGTAATAAGAAAGCTAGGGAACACGCCACGGTTTCGTCCTTCGGTGAGGAGGATGCGGAAATTTACAAGCGGGCTGTAGAAGAAGTTGCAAAGCTAAGGGATGGCTTGGAAAGCGGAAAGCTCAACAGTCAGAGCGCCTTTGACTCCTTTTCTGGGGATATGGACCTCCTGTTAGAGGAGGGGAAGCTTGCCTATGTTGCGCGTTATGCAATCAGATCGCCAATGCGAAGGATCAAGGACGCGCTCGACCACCGTAAGGCGGCTGATCTAGCAAGGGCCGTGATGAATGACCCTGAAATGCTGGACTACCGGCGGCAGGTTGGGATAGATGCAAAGGTTGACGATGTTCCTGACCTGCTTGGTGATACTTTCTATGAGCAGTTTGTTAATGGTGAGGTAATCATTCCAGTCCCCCCAACTGATCTTGTTGAGGAGTTCGATCCAGATGGCAGGCTAAAGAGAGGGAAGGAACCCAATGTGAGGAAGTTCAGGTTCTTTACCGGCAAGGAAGAGGGAGCCAAAGAGAACCTGCTGGCTGCGTATGAGGCCGCAATAGACATTCAGAAGTGGCTGGATCAAGAGCTCAAGAAGACAACTCCTGTGATTGATGCTGAAACAGGGCTGCCTATGCTTGACGAAAAGGGGGACGTTATTATGGACGACGCCCCGTTAAGTCCGTACTGGAATTTTTACTGGAACACTCTTCAGCAGTTACAGGCAGGGTTCCTTCATGACGCAGTGTGGAACGCGCCGGACGACATGAACCAGAGGGGTATGTTCAGGAATACATACTTCGGTGTTCTTCGCCACCTAGTTTCAGGCACGCCAACAAGGGCAATGAAGATTGCATCCCGGTACGTTGATAAGCATGAGATGTACTACGTTCTGTTTGACTCATGGAAGGCAAACTTCAAGGCACCTTGGGCAAACAAGTTACTGGATGCGGCAAAGTCTAGGCCGGGCAGGTTTGCGCTGGACGTTGGTGGCATCGGGCTAAGATGGGAAGAGCTAAAAGCTTGGGCTCAGGTAAGCAAGGATGCTCAGGTTGCCAAGGGTGTTGCAAACTGGGAGAGAACAATAGGCAGGCACCTCCGCGAAAGCTGGCAGGAAGGAGGTCAGGAGATTGGCGTAGGCGAGTTGCTTCCCAATGGTGAAATTGTAACCAAGGAAGATATGGCCCTCATTGACTTTGAGTTCAAGATGGCCAATGAGGCTTACGAGATTAACGAGCTTATAACTGACATCGACGAGAGCGTTCAGCCCCTGAGGGTAAACGACCAGACGGTCAAGACACTCAGAAGAAGGGCGCTAAAGCGAGGCAAGAAGATGCTTCCAAGGAGGTTCAGCACAAACGGGAGGAGCCTTGTCAGCAGGTGGAACAGGTTGAAGGATGATCTCAAGGGGGCTGATCTTTTTGATGCGGTATTCAGGAACGGCGAGGAGGGGTTCGAGGCAATGGTTTCATTCCTTAATGACAGGGACCCTGAGTGGATAACGGCACCAACCGAAGACGAGGAGGGCCGATTGAAACCAAGGCCCGGCTCACCGAACGAGCATCTTTACAGCATTGTCGCTCAAGAGATACAGCAAAACGGCCCCGAGATGGAGCACACAACGAATGCTGTAATAAAGCTGCTGGCAGAGAAGGGCAGCCGAGGTGCCGATGATGTGAAAGTGGCCATCATGAACGAGCTTGAAGGGTCGCTTACAAATCTGAACAGGAGGATCAACCCACCAGAGAAGGATGCGATGCTGGTTCAGCTTAACCACTCAAGCGGCCACTCCCCAATGACTGACGCGAGACAGGATAAGCTTGGCCCAAGCTTCTTCTACACGCACGGGTTTAACCACGAGGCTGAGGTCCAAAGCTTTACCAGTTCACTCCAGCTACCTGTTGCGAACGGGGTTATTAATGCACTGCGTTCAGCATCTAGGGACTTGAATGATTTTATAAACAAGGGTGGCATCAAGGAGGCAATTGACGACGCTGTTGAAAAGCTGTACGGAAACAAAAAGAACCCGAACAAGTACAGGTACAGCAACAAGGTCCTAAAGGAAGTAAGGAAGGAGCTTGGCATTGATACCGGGAGCAAGAACAACCCAGAGGTAGACATCTTCAACACAATCGTAGCTATTGACTCATTCACAAGGGACTATGAAGATGTTTACGGGGCAGGTTACAAGGACTTTACTGTTGACTTGATGCCTAAGCTTGGTCGCCGGGTTTGGTCTTCAATTGTTGGAGGCATCCTTGGGAACACAATGACTGCGATGCGTAACGTCTCGGAGACAGCCATTGGTGCAACCATAAACGTGCAGAGCCTCACTGGCGGAACGGGATTGCAGGCTGCGATGGCTGTCATTACTCGCGGGTATCTTGTTCACGCGCTAAAGCTTGGAGGCTCCCTAGCCAAGAGCTTGCTTAAGTTGTCGGTCTATCCGGTTGGAGGATTCAAGCAGGACAAATTTGTTCCGTTACTGCCCCTGCGTAGCGCAGTCACTAGCGGCTGGTGGCACCAGAAATACAGGAAGGGCCTCAAGCAGAAGTTAATGGGGATTAAGCCTGACATTACGATGCTAATTCAAGGGCTCTTTGATCCTATGATTGTTGAGCTTGCTCAGGTAATGCCAAGGAGAATTAATGAGCATAAGATTTTAGAAAGGCAGGGGCTTGGGATGCCAATCACCCCAACAGAAACGATGCTGAACTTCGGCCAGCTTCGTGAGATGGGTGGGAGGATAATGGACGAGGTGTCTGCGGAGGAAACCAGCTCCTCCAATCCAGTTGCGGCCCTATGGAACCGGGGACTGTACAACTTGGTTGGACATTGGGAGTCCTACATTGCGCTCTGGTTTAGACCGACGCTTCCAAGGATTGGGGACTTAGCGGCCAATAACATAATGGCTTCAATGGGTCATTATGTTGGGCACAACCTAGAACGAAAGGCTCGGCTGGCCTTTGGCAGCAGGATGAAGAACAAGGTGGCCCTTGATGAGGACATAACCCCACAGGAGTTGGTGGGTAACTTCCTAGGTTTACTTGAGGCTAACAGGGTTACTTGGAATAATGTTGAGGAGTTCCTGTCTCAGGCTGGTGTTACAAACTTTAAGGATCAGGTAAGGAAGTTCTGGAGGGAACTCCAGACTGCCCCGAATGATGAGGCAAGGAGGAATGTAAAACTATTCAAACCAAAACAACTGGACCGGATGGCAGCGATCATTGTCATGACAAACAACCATCCGACTCCAGCCAACCGCCCGTTATGGATGAAGACCAATGTGATGAACTCTGTCCTGTTCGCTCTCACTGGCTGGTCGTTCAACCAGTTGCAGAACTGGGCGAAGTCAATGCCGGGCACGGGGTATAAGACGCGAGGAGACAAGTCAGTGATGCAGGGGTTTGTCCAAAGGGCTCAAGCCTTTTTAGTAATGGCCGCAGCTTTGGGCATAGCCATACCCGACAACTGGCTGCTTGAATACCTAGCCAGAATGGCAGACAGGCAGCTTTATGGGCGAAGAAGGGTTGCCCGTTTGCCAAATGAAATGCAGGGAACAAAGAACCAGATGTGGGCAACTGCCGGGCTGGCATTTCAGTCCGTGCCCCTCTTCGGAGGCACACTTGCCGCACTTGCACACGATCTTCCCGGCAGGCCGCAGCATCTTCCTGCCAATCTTCTGATGAGTCAGGTTGGGAATGCCATCCGGTGGGGAATGGAGATGAAGGAGGCTGGTTTATATCTCCCCGATACTAAGAACAGGGAGGTGGTTTTAGAATGGATGATTAATCAGTCAGTAAACGCAGCCAACCGGGCTCTGCCGATGACAAGGATCATCACCTCCAGAATAAGTCCTCACCAGAAAGCCCTGCTGAAAACAATCAATGCAATAAGGGCCGTCAAGGCAAACTATGGTGACCCGAAGGCTACAAAGAGTACCGCAGGCTGGTCGGGGCAATACCAATACAGGCAGTCCAGCTTATGGAGCCCGTACAGGGAGCTCTGGGCGGCGGCTGTCGAGAGCGGTGACCTGAACGAGGCAAGCAGAATATTTGACGAGGCAATCCCGGTTTTCATTGCGGCGAAGAAGTACGCAACAGGGGACAAGGTTTGGGATTCGCCGGGTGCTTGGGACAAAGCCAAGAGAAGTATGGAGCAGAGCTTAAAAACTATGAACCCGGTAAGGCGTTCGCTTAGGTCAGTTCCAACAAGGGATATGTTCTGGAGGAACTTAACTCACGTCAACAAAATTGATCGTAACTATATTGAGACGAGCATTCGAAACTGGGAAAATGCGTATGCGGAGTTCGGGTGGACAGGGCTATTCGCCAATGAGCCTGTTAGGGAAAAGCCTCCAACGGTTCCACCCCCCTCGAAAAGAATCCCCAGCTACAGGCCTAAAAGTCAGGGTCCAAGGTCGAGGGTTCCGGGCGGCTAGGCATTACAGACTTGGCTTGAATCAGCTTGCCTACTTCATCCACATCCGTGTCTAGGTAGCGTTGCAGCATACTGGTGGATGACCACCCTATTATCTCGACAATTGTTGTCACCTTTATCCCCGCCTTTATCATGTTGGTTGCTGCTCCGTGGCGAAGGCAGTGGAATGTCATGTGCGGCGGTAGCCCGGCTGCTTTAACTATCCGCTTGAACTCCTTGCTTAAGGAGTTGGAGGCATACCTTTGTGCCCCAAGGGGAAAGTAGAACTCTTGGTCGTCCTCAATGGGCAGGCCCTTGATAGCCTCCACCAGATCATGATGTAGCGGCAACTCGATCTCCCTCTCGCTCTGCTTTCTTGGCATGAACTTGAATGTCATCCTGTTCCAGTCAACGCAGTGAGCCCCAAACTTGGCACAGTCTTCTATCCTCATTCCGTAATGCCATCCCAACAGTATCATCGGAACCCAGTAATCACAGCCGTGGTCAGCATTGGCTGCCCCGATCAACGGGGCAATCTCCTCAGGCTCAAACCCCCTTACATGTTTCCCTTCTTTCGGGAACTTGCCGACTAGGAAGCAGGGGTTCCTGTCGAAATAACCCATTACCAGTCCCCAGCTATAGAAGGACTTCAGCCTTTGGATATACACATTGATTGATCCCCCGGTTCGAACACGCTTTCCCTTAACAGGTGCCCTCAGGGTTGAAGCCCACCTGTTAACAGTATCGGGCTCAAGCGGGTCCAGCTTCCTGTCCAAACAAAACATGGCAAACTTTTCCAGTGTGCCTTGGAGCCCGATAATCGTGTTGTCTTTACCTGTGACCTTCTTGAAGGCAAGAAATTCGTGAATCAATTGTGGCAGCGTTCTGCCTAGCTTTTTTTTCTTCTTCATTGTGGCTCATAATTCAAGCAGCTCCAGCAGATACCTTTTGTTTGGACTTCTTTTGATGTGGTTCATCTTCGCACCCTCTCGTCTTAACAGGTACTTCCTTGTCTTCGCTTGGTGAACAAGGTCTACACCGCAAGCCAAGGCAAACCGGCTTGCCTGCTCAACGTCCACCCGCCCCCAACTTGAGAGCCGTGATATCTCACCGACTCTCTTTATTGTCAGCCCTGACTGCTTGGATATCTCTTGGTTTGTCATTGCTGTGCCACCGGATCGGGCAAGCACTCGGCATAAATTGGGTGGTATCTTGTCTAAATGTCTAAGCATATTGCTCCTTCATCGAATTTTGTAAGGTCACGGTGAAACACCATTGGAATCTTTACACCGCTCAATCCATCCCTGTTCTTATCGACAGACAGCTTCACAGGTATAGCTAAATCCTCATCGTTCATCTTGTACTCAGGGTCACGCCACAGAAACAGAACCACATCGGCATCCTGTTCAATGGAGCCTGAGTCGCGGAGGTCGCTGAGCTTCGGCGGTCTGGCATCCTTGTCGGCTGATCTGGAAAGCTGGGAAACCAGAATAACAGGTATGTTCAGTTCCTTTGCCAGAGTCTTGCAGCCTGAGCTGATCTCTGTCACCTCGTCATTACGACTTCCCCTGTCCCTAGTGCTGCGTATAAGTTGCAGGTAGTCTATGACAAGCATCTTGATCTTGTGTTGCTGCTTCATTCTTCTTGCGGCAGCAGTAATTTGCTGAACTGACAAACCGCTTCTGTCGTCTATGAACAGTGGCGCATCAGCAATCCTAGATGCAGCAGCGCTGATCTCATCAATATTGTCTCTCGCATCGTCCTTGCTTATCCCTGCCTCTATGTGAACCAAGCGTTGAATCAGTGCCGCTGCTGACATTTCCAACGAAAAGATTCCAACTGCCATACCTGAGTCAACCGCCACATGCCGGGCTATACATATAGCCATTGATGTCTTTCCAACGCTAGGCCGGGCAGCAAGTATAATTATGTTGGCCTTCTGCAATCCCTTCAGCGTGTTGTCAAGGGATGGGTAGCTTGTCTTGATGCCGAGCATCGCACTGGGATTACTTATGCTGTCTCCCAGCTTGGCCAAGTACTCACTGACGAGCTCCGGGGTATCATGTTCGCCTGACTTTGACTGGTCCTGTGCTATCGCAAGTATGTCACGCTGTGCACGCTCAAGTGCATGTGATGCGTCTGGCTCAGACAAGGCTGACGATATGGCTTCACGACCTGTCTCAATGAGGCGGCGCTTGATGTGGTAGCCCATCAGTTCGTCGGCGTAATACTTCCAGTTGTGTGCGCTTGGTGTGCTATCCGTAATGCCTGCAACACGGGCAAGACCCCCTGCATCTTCCTCACCTCCAAGTTTCTTGATGTGGTTTATCAAGGTTAACTCATCAATAAGCGAGTTGGAATTGAACAGTGTGAGTACGCAGTCGAAAACAAACCTGTTCCCAATATTGTAGAAATAATCGGCACAACATTTATGCTCTGATATAAATGATGGCAGCACCTCGCTTGGCTTTAGCATGATGCACCCAAGCATACCTGCTTCCATATCCTCGTTGTGTGGAATTTCGTCAATCTTCATTCATCAACCACTCAGTAGGTAACTGTCTGCAAACCTCAAAGAAATCCTCTAGCGATAGGCACACTATCCAGTCAGCATAATTCTTCTTGAACCCAACAATGGGAATCTGGCCCGGCTTGGAATCACCATCAGCCTGCTCAAGTGCCTGCCTTGGGGTTCCCTTTTCTCGGAACTTAATTTCCCAGTGGAACTTGGCCATCATTGGGACGATCACGTCGGGAGCCGCTGTTCCTCCAGCCCCACGTCCAGCATTCTGGCAACCTCTAATGGTGGCAAGCTCGCCCTCTCCGTGGAACCCCGCTGCACGCAGCTCGTCACGGAACATCCTCTCCCCCCTTGCCCCCTTCTGCCTACTGTTCATATAAGGTAGGTTTATCCGTGAACTCATCAACAGGAAAATGAACAACAGGTTCGATATCATCCGAGTCGCCCCTGTCTTTTCTTCCTCCCATCTCAACGTGAGCTACAACATCATCCACCCTGTAGAATCCTAAAGCATCAGTCCATTTAGCGGCAACCCAGAAAGCACAACCCGTAAGCCGTGCCAGATTAGCGCCGGTTGCATACTTGCCCAACGAAATGATAAGGGTGGAGAACCTGTTCTTCTCAAACGACCTAGATTTTAATTCAATAAAACCAAAGAGGCCGCTCTTGTTGAACACTGCCCAGTCAACACGATAGCTAACAGGCAGCTTGTGACACCTGAGGTCATGATATTTAAGGAGGTAGTTTGCAACCTCCCTCTCAGCCTCCCTGTCCTTCTCTGATTCATATCTGGGTCTGGTCACTTTTACTTCTTCTGGATTACGCTGTCAGTAGCCGAGGTAACCTTGATCACATCGCCTAGTTGTTGCTCCATAAAGTCTTCGCCGTCCAATGCCTTTGCTGCTGTTGATGCAAGAGTCCGGTACTTTGAGTAACTAATACTGCACGAAGCGAAGAACTCCTCGTCAGTTATTCCCAAGCTCTTGGCCAAGTCAAAGGCCTTCTTGGCGTCCGTAAGCTTGCTGATTTTTCTGCCCTTCTTGAGGCCGAAGCCCGGTATACTTGTGGAGCTGTTTGCCAGTAGTTCCCGTGCTTCTGCTTTCCTCTGGTTCCATATGTTCTCAACCATTGAAGATGCTTCACGGGCCCTGTAAAGAACAGCAGCCCTGTTCTCTGGGGTTAATTCAGACAGGGGTTTGTCCAGCTCTCCCATTGAGTCCTCTACCCTCCAAGAAGCAGCAGGGCATATTGATATAGCTTTACACCACTTGCATGAATCCAGTGATGGCATCAGCGGTGGATTGTCTGCACGGGCAGCAGCCACAACCTTGAGGATTTTCTTTTCAAACAGGGCAAGATCAGCTTCCGTGAACGTGGCTGATATAGCCTTGCCGTACTGTGATTCCGGTTGATTGAAGGAATACACCACGCTTTTACCCGGTGTACCTATGTAGCGGTGGAAGAGTAGGCTTTCGGTCATCGCCTGCCAGTTGCCTTCAACTGATTCTTGACCGAGACCTGTTTTGTAGTTGACCAATACGGTGTTCCCGTTTAGTTTATCAATACCACCAACGTCGATCTTCCCGCTGAACAATCTGTCGCCATCATCCCACTCATACCACAGTCTGATCTCACGAACCAATGTGTCACAAGTTTCCAGTAAGACTGCGTCAAAATCCTGCATCTCCTTGGCAACCAATGCTTCCTCTGGGGATAGTTCAACATCCTTCCCTTCCATTCTTTCGTGAACTCTAGTTCCTCTTTCAGCATACGGGGAAGCTGGCTCAGGTGGGGCTTTGCCGCTCATTCGGTGGGAGCCGGGGCATGATGCCAGCCTATGAATACCAGACGCAGAGGGCAGCCCCATCCTCTCATCACCCGCTGGCACCGGGTCATCTACTATTACTTTACTCATGTTTAAAAAGATCGCCACAGGAAATCCAATAACATGTCTCAGGGAGGAACCACACAACCATCGAACATGTCACGGGCATTGGATTTTTTAACCCGAACATAGCACTTATATCATGATCAAACCATATGAGTGCGCCCTTAAACCTGTGGCTAAATTACTTACTTGCTCAACGCGACAGCGGTTGACAGGAAAACTTGAGGTTTATCCAGTATCGAGTCAGCATAGCTTTGACTAATGCTCTGCCATGTTTCGCCGTCCTTTATCTGGCCTCTCATAACAAGGAACTTGTGTATCAGTAGCTCCTTGCCTGAGAACAATTGACTTAACTTGTCCTTTGCCTCCTTTGTTAGAGCATCCTCAAGAGCTCCGTTTGATTCCGGCTTGGGCTCTGGCTTGGGCTCTGGTTTCTCACTTGCGGGAGGCGTGTCGGCTTCATCTGAAGAGAGCCAGTCCTTAATCATAGAGGCAAGTTCTTCACCCGGCCTAGCGAACACCATACCTGACAGCTCTGGACATCGGCTCTTCTCTATTGTGATGTTGTTCATTGTGTCCATCACGCCGAATAAGTCGAACTCGTAGTCGATACCGTCACGCTGCTGTGTGGCTAGGCCGATCTTTGCAACACTGACCTTCCCCTTGTCATCCTTCTCCTGTTCATACGCCTGCTTCATTCTCATTGTTGCAATGAGGTGGCCGGGGTGTGTCATCAGCGTATCCAGCAACAGATTGTGCAGTGGGGTTACCTTGCCCCAAGCGTTGAATGATTTGCCCTGCTTCCCAACCAAGTCTAGCGCCCCATCTCTGCCCATCCAAGCGTGGCTTAAGCTGTCCACAATAAGGACATCGTAATCTGATGCTGCCTTGATTGCATCCACATAGCTTTGCGGGTGGTGTGTCTCCAACTGCGCCACATCAAAATCAAACTTGTTAGAGTAAATCTCTGCGCTTGATCTTTCTGTGTCCAATAGTGCCACACTCTTGCCGAGCTGATGTGCCAGCCTTAGTGCGGTGTATGTTTTGCCGCTGCCAGCAATACCGGCAATGGCCATCCTTAATTTCCTATTACTTCTTTGTGCTTTTTTATACATCTCTTGTAACGATTGCTTTGTTTTTTATTCCGATTCGGATGAATTGCGATGCGGCTGCACCGACCTTCATCCCTGTATTCTTACACCACTTCTTTAAAAGCAGGTGTGTCTTACCATCTATAGTTAGTGACTGTGTCTTTACATCCTTCATATGTGAAGAAGGACAAAGGATGTCCCACCGCATCGGCTTGGTCAATATTATTATTCATATTAATTAACAAAAAATAGGGAGGCCCGAAGGCCTCCCTACCCAAGCAATGTGAGCAACACAACAAACAGAGGGAAATACTACGAAACCCCTGTCGCAGGCACACATTATCCAACCAGTAGGCACCTAGGCAAGCCCTTATTTGCTATTCTTTTTACTGAAGAACTTGTTCCTCAGTACGGCCATCTTGACCGAATGTTCAGCGGTTCCTGTCCTAACCGCATTCGTCCTTAACCATTCCTCAGTCAGCCCCAGCTTCTTGAGTGATGCTGCGACATCCACCTTCTTGGCTCCTGTTGGCCTAATGCTGAAGACCAGCCTTGGGTCATCCCCGTTTGAGGCTGGCTCAACCTTGGGCCCCTTCTTCACAGGGGTCCTGTTCTTCTTCCTGAGCACAGGCTCAGGTTGCTGCTCTTGCAGTGAGGCAGACACAAGCCTTGCCTCTTTCATCGTCCCGACCAAGCCAATCAAATCGGCTAGGTCATTGCCTCTAGCATGTATAATAACGGTATACATAAATATATTATTCCTTTCTGTATAATTGTTGTGATTAAACTTAACGCTCTGCTGGATTGGTGCTCTCTCGTATTTTGACTCGTTCTGATTATATGGTACTCACATTATTGATGACTCGCTCACTCAGTATGGTTCTCTTATTTTTAGTGACTCGCTCTTGCAGTATGGTTCTCTCTTTCGAAGTGACTCGCTCTATCATATTGGTTCCACTCATGGACAGTGGCTCGTTCGTCGGATCTGGTTCTCACTTTTTTAATGACTCGTTCGGAATGACTGGCTCTATCGGGTAATATGACTCGTTCGGGGTGCGGGGTTCTCTCAAATAGTATGACTCGTTCGGTTCTAATGGTTCTCTCCTATTCGTTGACTCGCTCCGTATCTCTGGTTCTCTCGATGTATGTGACTCGTTCGTTCATAGTGGCACACTGCTGCTGCATAACTCGTTCGGGGATGATGGTTCTGCTTATGATCTTTGACTCGTTCTGCTCCAATTGATTCTCTCAGGTCACATGACTCGTTCTATTCATTTGGTTCTCTCCTTGGTACTTGACTCGTTCATTACCAGTGGTGCTGTTCTGTAGTAGTGACTCGTTCCAGTCTGATGGCTCTCTCGAATATGGTGACTCGTTCAACTTTCTTGGTTCTCTCAAGTTAAATGCCTCGTTCAGTAGGGGTGGTTCTCTCTTATACAATGACTCGTTCTCAGTCTTTGGTTCTCTCAGCCAAGATGACTCGTTCGCGTATACTGGTTCTCTCAGTAGGCATGACTCGTTCGACCAAGATGGTTCCCTCAACAACTTTGACTCGTTCTAGTTCTCTGGTTCTCTCGGAATGACTGACTCGTTCTGGACTAATGGTTCTCTCGAAAACGATGACTCGCTTCTGCCTTCTGGTTCTCTCAAGACCTATGACTCGCTCGGCAATCAAGGTTCCCTCTATTGGCCGGGCTTATTGTATTCCGCTATTATTTTTTCAGCATCCCAGCCTAGCTTTAGCTTGTCACTAACGTAGTCTGTTGGAATGCCGAATGCGTCAGCGAAGTCTTTCTGCGATATGTAGATAGTCTTCGTCGAGTGTCTGACTACGGGCTCCTTGTTGTCGTCGCCTGTCGGAATGTTGGGAACATATGTGTAACCCTGCTCCACCACCAGCCTATCAACCTCCACATAGTTTGGCGGGACATCGAACCCAAAGGATTGTTCAAGGGTCCAGCCCTTGTTCTTCCTCGCTATTATCGTTTGGTACTTTGCGAACAGCGGGAACGGGTAGGCCCCGTCCTCAATCTGTCGCATAAGTTCCCTAACTGAACCCCCTTCCAGCACCTCGCCTCCGTTAGGAAGCCTCAGCCTCAGGTTCTCTTCAACCACCGGAGTGACATGATCGAGACACTTGTCAGGGGTAATGTCGTTGCCGGGTATCAGATCGAACAGGCTTACAACCTCATGCTTATCAATAGCAAAGAACTCCCGCTTGTCGCTGACCCTCTTGCTTGCCAGTGCCGAGTGTATCTTAGACTCAATGAAGTTGGCATCATCAACCTCCTTTGCGTAGATACATTCGAAGGGGGAAGGTACGTTCGTGTCAAACAACTGCTTCATCCTCCTCTCCAAGTTGCCGGTTTGCCCTATCTTCACAACGCACGGCATTGATGCGTTCGTAACTGCGTATATTATACCGTTCATTTTATCTCCTCAGTCGTCTGTCAGTACCAAGTAATAGAAATACAAGGTCATTACCAATGATGCGAATGCCAGTATCATGAGAATCATGCCGCCTTTATATGGTGCACATGGCCCATATGCGCTATGGGATAAGGCAACGGCGGGTCTGTCTTGTAGTGCTCACGGTATGCCGTCTCATGCCAGTGCGCCAAGAACAGCTTGACCGCATATCGCTTGGCTCTGGCGTGAATGTGGCCCGGCGGCAGCTTGCCAACCGAGTAGTGCTTGTATGCCTCGGTGTTCTTTCCGACCCGCTTGGCACCCTCATCTGCCTGAGACTTGTACATGAGTACGCTGTTGTTTGCAGTCTCAAGCACCTTGCGTTGTTCATAGTACTGACCATAGATGTCCTTGTCCCTTGACTTAACCTTCACGAATGACTCACCTATCTTCCAGCACAGTGTCTTTAGGCTGGCGTTCCAAGGGCGCTTCTGTCCCTTGCCCCACTTGCACGTTGGGTCCTGACCTGCGTACCTCCAGATGTGTCCGACAGTAGGGGCCTTGGTGATGTCGATATGAGCAAGAAGGCCAGCCGCAATCACAGGGCCGATCCCGCATATACCCATAGACCACTGCCCCACTGGGTCAGCCTTCGCATACCTGTTCAGCGACCTCTTGATGTTGTGCTCAAGGTCTTCGTTGACTTCACCAACCCACTCAAGCAATGAGCTTGGCTCGTTTGTGCCTGCCAAGCTTCTCACCTGTGCTGCTGCCCTTATTCTGCTATCTTGTATCTGATAGTATGTGTCCACTAGGAACCTAGCTTCATCTGATGAGAGCCTTGAGCTCGCATCAAGCAGGTCCTTGTCCAGTTTTATTCTCTCTCTTCCTTCGCTCATTTGTTTCCCTTTCTGTTTGTTTCGCTAACGGGAGTTATTCCCGTTACATATGTCCTTAGTTTTTCGGCGGGGTCATGATCCCACTTCTGGGCCACACCTTCGCCGTAGTTTTCATTGCAGTCCATTGATGTGCCAATAACCCTGTTGTTGACAATCTCCACTGCCCGTGACTTGTTCTTTGCATCCACCTCAAAGTAGTGGGTGCTCTTTCTTCTTACTGTTACTAGGTATTTTTTCATAGCTCTCCATCTGCGAGTAGCTCGCCATTGGTGATCTCGTTTTGTCCTCCCTTCGCAATCCGCATGACAGTGAACATGTCCCTGCCGTTGGTGTGTACCAACTCAACGCGAATTGCGCCGCTGTGACTTGCCGCCTCAGTAACAAGGCCCGTGCTCTTGTGCCCTCTCGCCGTTGCCTGTGTCTTGCGTGCGCTTACTGGTATAGTACCGTAGAAGTGTGACATTATTATCTTCCTTTCCTTAAGTCTCCGTAATTAAACTTCGTTCTGTTCTGGTCAAGCCCTCGCTTCTTGAGGAACTTTGCATAACCCTTGTCGACTTCTTTCCTCAGTCCCGCAAACGTATCCTCTGGTAGGGAGTCTGCCACCTGAGCCATCTTTTTCCCGTCATGTTTCTCACTCATGTGTTATTTTATGCTTCCTCCTGACGCCCAGTCAGGGTTGTGATCAAGCTGCAACTTTATCCACGCTGTGGTGTACAGCTCCTTGTACTTCTCTCTCATCTTGTCAGTCCATCCATTGTCATCCCTTCGCCAGTCAAACTGTGGCCGCTTATCAACCACAGCAGGGAAGTGTTCGTTGACTATCCTCTGTGCCCTGCTTGGGCTACATCGGATGTGCTTGTCATACTTAACCAGTCGGTGGATATCTGGATTACCACTGAACTCGCCAGTCAGTATCGCCAACTCAATTGTTGACTCCCATATTTGCAGTGGGTCACCGCAGACCTGACAGTCCACGGGGTACCACTCTTTCACTTTCTCATCCTTGCCTGTGTCTAGGTTTAGCTGTATCTCACTCATATAATTCCTAACTCCTCCTTGTGTTTCTCTGTGTAACCATAGTCATCCTCATCTAAGGAGTACCACCTTTGGTATGCTGTCTCCATATTGAATTTGAAATCACACAATGTTGTATCATCTGACAACGCCCAATGCTTGCCTAGGTATTCTCCTATTGCCTCGGCTATTATCTTTAAGCGAAGGGGGTCAGCCTTTATCGACAGGTGGTGTTCGCTTACATTTATCTCACTCATTGTCTTTCCTTTCCAGTGGCCACTTGCCGTCGAACTCAAACGATCCCAACTCCTTGTACCTCCCTCGGCTTAACTGCTTGAGGTAGGTCACGGTGCCGGGGGCACCAGACAGGCAGTCCATATCACGAATTGACATGATCGCCATTCTCCTTGTCCCCCTGTAGTGGGTGTCCAGCCTGACATGTGTCGTGTGCTTTGGTGTCCTCATTGAACTTGAACTCTTCTCCTTTATACTCATTGATTTGTTCCTTGTTATTCTGTCCCATTATCTGCTCAACTATTTGAGCAACTGTGTATACCCAATACGGGTGCCCACCTTTCTCCCCCTCAACCAGCCAACGCTGTAGCCTCTCGTCGAGGAGGCTGTCACGCTGGCGTGGTGTAAGGAGAATGGTGTACTCATTTGGCATTGCTTCCGAACTGTGAGACATAGCTGATGAGCTTTAGGAAGTCATCCCTGTTCAACGATATGTTGTCCAGTGAGTTTTTCTCCTGTTCATCTCGGCTTACCTGCATGCAGATTTCACCAAGTTTTTCAGAAGTGTATTCAAGTGAAACAGTTTCACCGTATGACCTCTTGAACTTAGGTTTACCCAAGATTGAATCTATCTTGGATATGTATTTCTTTACCCCATCAGCCTTGCTCAGGTAGTCCTTAGCCCAGAAACTGCTTGCCCGATAGAGGGTGTCGTATGTTTCCCAAGTCTTCTCAATCTTCTTACTGGCTATCGTTACGTCAGTAAGGGGAGACTTCTTGTTTGGGTTGCCCACGTTGCGCCATACCTTGCCTTCAAGGTCACGCCTTTCAGAGTAATCCCATCTATCCACTATCCGGCTAAACAGGGAGGATTGTTTCTCACTCCACATGCTGCCGTTTGGTGCATAGTCAGTCGGGTCGAAGCCGGGCGTAATAAAATGCTCCCGCTCGTCAACGTCCACATAAGCAGGCCACTTATACCTCAACTCAAACGAGTTGAATGCCGGTGTGTAGCAGGCATCGACCTGTCTTCCTATCGCAAACTCACCCTCATCCTTGAAGGTAAACCTTGCACCATAGGTTGCCCCGTCGAACAACTCGGGCTTAATGCCCTCAACTGGTAGCCCTCGGATATCCAGAAGCTGACCGATGCTTTCGGCAATGAGCTTGGACGCTGCAAGTTTTGCATCATCCTTTGCGTTTGCCCCCACCATATTTAATGATATATCGTTCATGTATTATTGGTTCCTTTCTTATTCAACGATTACCGGAATGTAACCGTAAGTTCTTTGTGGTAGTACAATGGAATCACAGGCATTCACGCCAACGAAGATGGTTGGCACGCCTGACTCGGTCATGCTGTCATAACAGAACCCCATATCTGTCACGAATATAGCCCAGTCGTAGTCGTGCTTCTTATCCCTCAACCAGTCTATCGCTGGCTGCATGTCCGTGCCTCCGCGCCCCAGCCACTCACGGGGTACCGTAAGAGGCAGGTCGTTGTAGTTGTATTCACGAATGCCACGCTCATGTATTGTGGCATCGCACTGCACCATTGTGATCTCTGCCTTCGGCCATTCCTCCAGAACCTTGCTGATCTGGACGATAGCCTCGTCGCATTCACGGTGACCCATACTCCCGCTGGTGTCTGTGATTACCGCACCCTTGGTCTTACCCTTGGTGCGATTGGACGGGAAGATAACATCGCCCATCGTGCGCCTGCGGTGTGGCCGCTTGTGATTGCGCCCACCCAAGCATGACTTGTGGATGTACTCACGGAGCTTTGACCAGTTATTCGCAGCCTTCTTGGCAATGGAATTTTCTATGTAATCAATCCCATACCCTGCGCCCCTGCCTTGCTGCTTCATGAGCACCACTGCCTGAGTTGCTGTCTCTTCGTACTCGGCCTCGGCATGATCCATCCCCTCCTCTTCAATGACGGGACTGTCATCAACCTCGCCAACCACAGTGCTGTCTCCGGTTATCTCTTCAAACTTTTCAGTAAGAGACTTGCCGCTGCTCGCTGTACCCCCGCTGGATGTGGCATCTCCACTGCCACCAGCATTGCTGTCGCCGTCAGTATCGCTGTCACCATCACTGCCGTCGCCGTCGCCGTCGCCGTCGCCCCCGTCGTCAGGCTTCTTGTCGCCGTCGCCCCCGCTGGTGGTGCTGGACTCTTCATCGTCAGGCTCGCACCCTTCGCCATTCTCTCCGCCATCTCCGCCTTCACCATCCTCGCACGGCTCGGTGATGCCTCCGTGTGGAGGCTCAGGAAGATCGGCAATGTCCTTCTCAAGCTCACGGTAATACCATTCAGCCGACTTTAGGTGAGGGAACTTTGCCCAATCACCTTCTCTTGGCATGAGTATCTTGACCTTGTTGATCAGCTCGTCCCAAACGTCCAGCTTGATGATGTAATCCCTGAGCAGTGAGTTGATAGCCAAGTCACCGGCCACATTGTAGCCCTTGTGATTTCGGTCACCCCTTCTGACGTGGTGCCCCAGCAGCAGGTGCATTGCCTCATGCAACACCACCCACTTGACGGCATCCGTGCTCAGCTTATCCACAAACTTGGGATTATACTTGAGCACTCGTCCATTGGTACACATGGTCGGGACGCCGTGATCCATAACAACCTTCCACTTGGCAATCCACGGGACGCCAATTGGATGGAAGTCGAAGATGTAATCATGACCCAGATCAACCTTCAACTTCGCTCTCTTCATTATGTCATCCAACAAGCTGTCGGCTGACTTCATCGCTTCTTTTAATTTAGTATTGCTCATACTGTATGGTTCCTTTCTGATTACTGGCAAGTAATTAGCTCACCAAGTTAATACTTCTTATGTCATCAAGCATGCTCCTTGCGGTGGCTGTTGCCTCCTTCCGCATATTGCTGTCCTTCTTGACTCCCTCGGCTGTGAACTTCTCAAACACCTGCGCCATCTTCTCCGATGCCTTCTCAATGTCGGGGCACCCAGAGACGTTGACCTCCTTCATCACGCTCACCAGTTGCTTGATGTTGTTGATCGAGTTGCCATTGTGTCTAGCCCTCAGCCCCTTGCGCTTGTCCTCAAGCTTCTTGACCTTGGCCTCCGCTTTTTCAAGCTTGTCCTTGTCCCCTTTCGGGGCCGCCTTCAAGTCGGCCTTGGCTTTAATTAGCAGGACATCAATCTGTTCCTGCTCCTCCTTTGCCTTGCCGTATGGTTCAAGGGTGTCGATGCAATTGGTTAACACGTCCTCCATTCTGGTGACTGACTCATTGCGAGCTGCTGTCACCTTTCGCTGGAGTCTCTGATTCAACTCATGCTCCATATCCTTGACCACGGCAGCGGTATGGTTAAGGCGAATGTCATCACCGCCCTTGACCACGTCACGCTCAATGGTGAACTTGAAGTTATCCCTGAGCTCTTCACGACTAGGGAAGTCAGCCCACTCAAACTCACCTCGGAGTCTGGACTTGGCATCCTCTCGCATACCGTCATAGTCCTCGTCCACTATTTTGTCAGCGACCTCAGTTGACTTGAGCTGCAACTCCTTGAGCTGTGTCTCAATAGACGGCCAGAACTTGAGCCTGACCAGTCGCCATCCGTTGTCATCATATGCACAGCTTCTGTAATTCAGATAGCTGCGTGCCTCACCAACCAGCTTGGCGTAGCGTGCGAGGTTATCACCCCGTAGCTTCACAAGCGTAGTCCTTACGGAATCGGTGTCGATTCCCTTCGACTTGGCCGTGTCAACGGCAAGCCGTTCGCTCTTCTTGCTTTTGCCCGGCTGCTTGAAGCTGAGCTTGACGAGAATCACATCCTCTTGGATTCTCTTTAGTACTTTTTGTTGTGCAGTTAGCAACATATTATGGTTCCTTTCTTGTTTGTATTACAGGTTCTTCGCCTGTAAATCCTTGTAGGCTTGGTGCGAGGCCACCGTCATCCTGTCTTTCGCCATTCGAAAGAAGTTCGCTTGGTATTCCTCGGGCCACCGACCTGCGTAATCGCAGAAAGCCCTTGTCTTCGCACGGTCTTCAATGAACATGCCCTTCTCATCCTGAGGGGCAGCATCTTGTACCATTGAGATACTGGTTGCGTAGTACAACCCCGGCTCCTTCGGGAGCTTGCAACCCTTCGGGTCTTTGAAGATTTCCCCGGGCTGTGGACACTCACTCATTCGTGTGCGGAACTCCTTCATTGAGTTGCCCACGTTGCGCCCAACTGTTCCGAAGATACATGCTTCAACCACCTTTGGATTGGTGCTCCACTTGGTGCCAATCTCATAGCATGACTCGATGAGTTTGGATGCCCAAGTAAATGTCCTTGAGTTGCACCTTGCGTGCTCGGCATAGGACACTGGCTCCCCGAACACCTCGTCCTTCTGGTACTTGGCAAAAGCCTGAGCCCAAGCAGGGACGTTGTTATTCTGAGCCCATTGAACATACCCATCAACGGCTTCCTCACTCTGATGCGCCACATACAGATGCGTCAGCCTTGTGGACAACGCTTCCGTAAACGGTGTGGTTCCGATGTCACTCTCACCGTTACCGGCGGCAATGACCCTGACACAATCGTAGAGGCGTGCACCATTACACATCCTGTCGAGGATGAGTTGCAGTGCCACGTTCAACACCTCTTGCATCGAACGATCCAGCTCATCAAGAAACATCAGACACTTGTCAGTCCATTCCCCTTTGAGGTTCTTCCAACGCGGTTTGATCAGCTTGCCCTTATCGTCAAACTTCTCAAACGGTATCACATTGGATGACTGGAGCCACTCAACGCACTTGTTCACCCTGTCTGCGACAGGCAGTCCAGCCAGATCGGGCGGCTCTTTGTCCGAACAACGAACATCGAACAACGCCCAGCCCAGCATCTCGGCAATCTGCCTGACGATACTGGATTTTGCACAACCCGGTGGACCCCACAACATGACGGGCTGGTTGACATTAACACAGACCATCAGTGCTGACTTGATTGTGGCTATCGGATAGGTAACAGCTTCACAGCTATTCATTCTATTATGGTTCCTTTCTTTTTTTGTTATGGTTGTACCAGCCAATGGCTGGCAGGCTCGGTCACCTGACCGCTCCCCTCAAACATCAGAAGATGATGACAGGACTCATCAGCCTGTCAATATTATTTTTAATTTTTTTTTATTATTCTGATGGTTGAAGGGAACGGCCAGCCCGAAGGCTGACCGC